AGTAATATCGTGGCTTCCTGGCGTGATCATGACTGCCTTTTTCTTTCATTGTAATGCGCTCATGATTAAAGCGTTTCAATTGCTTTCCATCCAGTCGGCGTGAGCACTGGTTCTCCATTTCTGAGCGCTTTGCCTGGCTGGTAGGGAAATCTCCGACGAGTGCGCCTCATTACGCTATCGCCAGAAGCAACAGTGCTCATTAGCACTGAACTTTGATAAATATTATGCTCGGACGCACCAGAACCAACAATGGTTTCGTTCCAATTTTCAGCACGTTTGTCATAACGCATTGTGCTATCAAAAAGCGTATATGGCTCACTTACGCGCTTCCTGGCAAAAGCATCCACTTCTCCACTATCAATACCACGACGAATAATTTGCCCGCGATAATCAGCAGCAATTGCAGTTTCAAACTGTTCGCCGCCCCTAATTACTTGCCCCATTGGAATAATGTCTTTCTTTTATTGTACGCGCAAAAAGAAAGGGCCTTTCGGCCCTTGTTTTATTTACCTTGTCCTCGGCTTAGTTTGCGCCCATGACTGGGTTTGCTATTTTTGCCATTACCCTGCCTAGTACGCTTACTTTTGTTGGGGACAAGCTGCTTTTGTCCGCTGATGCCAATCTTTGATTTTGTCGCCATGGAAGGACGATGAAAACAAAAGCTTAGCTAGCCCAAGGCAGGCCGGTGCCTGTAGTAGGCGTTTTCTGCTGGTCAATTTGCGCTTGTAGGGCGTCGCAAATTTCTTGCACCTTTTCTTCGCCAAACTTTTCCTTTACCCAGCCAGTCACGATTTCAGGCGTGAGGTCTGCATAGGGAATCATTTCATCCTCTTCAGGAGCTTCAAGGCCAAGACTGCCATATGCCGACGAACGATAAGTGCCGTCAAAGGCTTCAACGGTATAGTGAACCGTGTAAACAATTCCGTCAGCAAGCTGTCGCTCAAGCTGGCTAATGCCCCAAGTGATTTCAGTGGTCATGGTTGAAATAATGATCTTTCTTAGTTTAAACAATGGCAAAAGAAAAGGACGGCGGAAAGCCGTCCTAGGCAAATTAGAGAAGGTGACTAAGAGGGCTGAGAATGAGTAGATGAAACCCATGCAAGAAGGCGTGCGGTAACGTCTTCAGACGTATGTCCGTCCCATAAACGGCCATGCTCAAGTCTGGTGGCACCCGTGGTATTCGCATGTTCCCACAGACGGGAGGGCAGGTGATAAGTGACCTCTCCACAAGGAATCCCAGGCAATGTGGCGCCAACAATGAACCAGTCGCCGTCACCAAAACAAAGCTCTCCGTCGTGATGGCGCTTGCTGAACCACCAGTGTTCGGGCATCGCCTTCATGAGTGCCAAGCACAGTGCGTGACGGTGCTCGTACAACTCGTTGAAGGTGTGATAGCCGTCGCTAATCTGACCAGTGCCGTTTGCTGTCATGGACATAGAAGTGGAAGCGACTACAAGGTTGCAGGTTTGTCAGCAATATGCCGAAGCAGTTCACGGGCAAACTCAATCTCGCCATACCAGCGCCCATCATCGAAAGTATCATCATAGTTTCCAGCATCTGAGGGACCGTAATCATCGCCGTATTCATCAATGCAGTGCTTGCAGTTTGCGCTGTCTTGGAGTTTAGAAAGAAGAAATTCAAGTTTTTGTTGGTCTGTCATGGGTAATTAGTGGGTTCCACACTACGAGGGTTCAGAGATCCAGCCAAGCTTGATCGCCAATGGACCAACGATCAAAGAGAGTGCCCGGCACTTTGGATCTCGCGGGTGTTGAAGCTTGCGAAATTGAAACCAAATAGGTTTTCCGTCGCGTGTCCAGCAATCGGACAGGTCTACCCAAAGAGATGTGCGAGCTGACTCCTTGCGAAACAAGTGGATCATGGGTGATTAGGGTTCCTCACTGCTTGGCTAGCAGGCACATAACCTGCGCCAGCTTGTTGTCATAAAGCCTTTGACAAGCGTGCCACTTCTGTGGAAGCCACCACCAATTAAACGCAATTAACGTTGCCAAAAAGGCAATAATCAAGAAAGCTTTTAGGTTAGTCATGATGTGCTTAGTCGGAATCACTACGAGGCAGTGGAGACTTGCATTTCTTGTCCCAGCTCGCTGAGTTCTTCCAAGCAGCGTTGCCGGTATCCCCACTCAGCGGCTTTGATGATTATTTCGAGGTGATCACCACGGGCTGCCTTGCACCATTTCTGGATCAGCTCAGGCGGTGGGATCTTCTTGTAGTCTTTCTTGGTCATGGTTTCTAGGGAACTGTGGCCAGGGGCAGGGTGTTGACGCACCGCTGCCCTACCACACTACAGCAAAAGGCAACCATCCGGAAATTCCAGATAGTTGCCCGTGGTCAGTGGCGTGCAAACTCGCCGTGGAGCGACTCGCGCAATTCACGGACGGCGGCAGCGCACTCATCTTTGTCCTTAAAGTAACCAGCGCGATAAAGCTTGCCTTTGTGCCAGACTTGTCCTGCCCAGCGTTTATGAGCTTTAATCCAGCTCACGCCTTTAATGCCTGAAGTGCTGTCTTTGCGTAGTTTTTGATTGCGTTGGTTTTGCGAGTTGGTTACAGCGCGCAGGTTTTCGATTTTGTTATTGAGCTGATCGCCGTCAATGTGGTCAAGCATTTCCACTGGATCGTTGCCATGCATAATCCAGATCAAGCGGTGCGCCATGTACTTGCGATAATTAATGCAGACACAGCGATAACCACGATTTCCTACAGAGCCAGCTTCTTTTTCGTGCTTGCCCTTCCAGTAAAGCTTGCCATCTTCGTAATCAAAGAGGGCGTGAAGCAGGTCTTTGGTAATCTCTGTGCTCTCCAGTGCCATAGAAATAAGATCTAGCCGGGTCAGTTAGTATAACCAAGCCAGCTAGATCTTTGAGTAGGACTACTGGTCTTAGCAAGCCATCAGCACGCAGGGCACGCAGTAGCTGCCATCGTCGTAGGTGCAAGTGACGTGAGTTGAAGTCACCTTGGCTACGGTCTTACTGCGGATAATGTCGTCGTCTTGAGGTTTGGCAGTGCCGTCACCAGCGGACATCAGCAGGTCGCCGCGTTGAACGGTGACGCCTTCTGCAATACGGATGATAAAGTCACCCGTCATCGCGCAGTAGAAGTCGTCTGTGTAGGTGTCGTCGTCATCGTCCCACGCTTGGAAGACGCCTGACACATTTGGATCACCTTCAACATCGCTCACCTTCATGCGGTTGAGCTGCTCGTTTTTTTCTTCGCCCCAGGTACACATTTCGTCGATGTTGGAAAGTACAGTACCGCGAAGAATTTCTGTACGTTCTGCGCCGCCGGGTAGTTGGGACCAGCGGGAAAGGTGAGCACCGTTGTAGCTGACGGTTGTTCCTGAAACTGAAATACTTCCCTCAAGAGCACTGTCTTGGTAAAAGTCAACAAGATTACCATCAGTACCAAGTCTATTTATCCGTAAAACTGGATTCTGGTTATTTGTAACACCTAGCCCTAATCCGGGATAAAATTCGAGACCTTCATTGGCAATGCCTACGGAAGTCTTTTGCATTAGTATTCTTCTTTCATTTGTAATGCGCATTGCCTCGGTTGGGCTACTAGCGCCATCAGCAGTAACGCTGAACACTAGGCGGCCAGGGTAATCACCAGATCCAGCATCAGCGTCTGCGGAACAACCAATAACGGCAAACTGCTTATCTGCGTTGTCTGTAAATACAAGGAATCCAATATTTTCACCGCTAGTTATTGCTGTTGCAGCTTCATTTCGACGCAAATGCACTTGTGCCGGATTAGCGCCACTAACTCCTCTGCCTTCTACTATAAATTTAGCATTTGTGTCAGTCACACTAGACGTGCCCACTAGGAGCCTGCCGGAGCTGTCGATGCGGGCGGCCTCACTACCGCCTTCGGTAAACGCAATAGTGTCAGCAGCGGGGAAGAAGATGCCGGTGTCGAGGTCGTCGTTTTTCGTGATGACTGGGGCTGCAGCAGAACCAGCGCCAGTAACAGCGATTTGACCACTGCTATTGATACGCAAGCGTTCGGTAGGGCTAGCAGCAGCATTTGCCGTAGTGGAGAACACTAATCTGCCCGGCATGTCGTTAGCGCCGGGTGTGCCATCTACTTCGCAACCGATTAATGCAGCTTGTGAATTTGCATCGGTCCCATCCGCACCTGAAAAAAGGATGAAACCAAGTCCATCACCATTTTGAACAATGGTATTTGAACCCACGGAAGCGCCTCTGCTTTTGGCAAGAGACAAGTAAGCACCACCGGCGTCATTACTGTTTGATGTAATGCCTAATCCAGTTAGAAAGCCTCCCTCAATCTGACTAAGCCAGTTAACGGTAGATGTAGTACGCGCACTAGACGTGCCAACTAAGAGCCTGCCAGAGCTGTCGATACGCAAGCTCTCGTCTCCAGAGCTTCCAGTGGAAACAGTAAAAATACCTGTATCAATATCTATTAAAGCATCGGCATTAGATGCACGGTAAAGCTGCTTAATAACTGTAGTTGTAGCGCCCGAATTTGAATAATCAATATCAAAACCAATGCCGCCGCTATCATTGCCACCAACAAGAATTTTTCCATCCAAAGTACTGTTATTGGAAACATGAAGCGGAGCAATAGGGCTCGTAGTGCCAATCCCTACGTTGCCTGCATTGCTAATTCGAACCCGCTCCTCTGGGGCAACTGTCGCAGAAACATCGTCAGCAGTAAAAAATGCTAACCCTTGCCGATCTTGGTCGGCGCCTTCTTGAACAGGAGCTATTGCGGTTTTAAACCGTGAGTTATCTTCTGGTCTGCTCCACGCAAGTGCTGACCCAAAATTTCCATCTCCAGCAACTCCAGCAGGGGTCTGAAGAAATAAACCTACACCAGCAAAATTAGAAACACCCGTAGGATCAAAACTTGCTGAAGTAACTGTATGCAAAATAGCCGCAGGGCTACTAGTCCCCACACCTACTTTGCCGTCGGATGTGATGCGGAGGCGTTCGGTAGGACTTGCAGAACCATCCGCGGTTGTCGAAAAGACAAGCCTGCCCGGCATGTCGTTAACGCCGGGGGTGCCGTCTACTTGGGCACTAATGAAGGCTGCTTGCACATATTTACTACCATCTGCTCCATAAAAATAAAAAGCCCCTAACGTGTCGCCGGAATTTACAATTGTTGTTCCGCCCGAAGACCCTTGACGGTTTTTCGCAAACGTAAGTTTTCCGTGGCCACCTCCATTTACTCCGTTTTCGAGAAGAATGCCTTGATTTGATACGTTGCCGGCTGAAAATTGTTGAATACCGTACGTGGTAAAAGAATCAAGCGTGAGCGCACTAGACGTGCCCACTAAAAGCTGCCCACTTGATGTGATGCGGGCGCGTTCTGTAAAGCTACCTGCCTGAAAAAGTAGTGCATTGTTTCCCGTCAACAACATGTCGCCAGATGAAGTTAAACCTGCGTAAAAACTTGCTGAGCCGCCATTGTTTTCACACTGTAGATAAACTGATGATGCTCCGGCTTCCCTTAAGTGCAACTTTGAGTTGGGGCTCGTAGTGCCAATCCCTACGCGGCCTGAGGAGTCAATCCGGACTCGCGTCGAATTAGCTGTTGCAATAGATAGATAATCACTTGCATAGTTATATTCCAAATAGCCTCTTGTAGCATCTGCGGCATTGCGGAAAGTAATGTAGTTGCTAACAGTGTCATTGGCTGCTTGCAAGTGAATAATTGCAGACGGGTTGCCTTTCAAATGGAAAAGAGCACTGGGCGCACTAGTCCCCACACCTACTTTGCCGTCGGAGGTGATGCGGAGGCGTTCGGTAGGAATAGCGCCAGTAAGAAACTCGATTTGACTTGTGTTGGATGCTCCACTGTTTTGAATAACAGAAATTTGCTGATTTGTCGCATCGCCGAGCTTCAACTGACCGTTTGCTCGAAGCAGTGCGTTACCTACGACTTCAAACTTATTGTTGAGACTTGCTGCACCAACACCAACATTCCCACTACTATCAACAAACAACCTCCCCGTGCCATTAGTGGCGAGGGCTACGCTATTTGCGGAAGGTAGATAAACCCCGTTGGTGGGCACCGTGCTGCTGGTGGGAATGAAGCTCGCAGCGGTGCTGGTGCCAGTGGTGGTAACATTCTGACTGCCGAAATTCGGGCTGATCTTGGTGCCAGCAATCGCAGCGCTCGCATTAATATCTCCATTAACAATGGTCCCATCAAGGATCATCGTACTAGTAACAGTACCAGTGTCTCCAACTGTTACAACGTTATTTCCGCTTTTAGTAAGCGTGCCGGTAACTGCAACACTACTGTCAAACGTGGCAGCACCAGTTACATCCAATGTACCAGGCACATCTACATTGCTTGTCCATTCCACTCCCGTACCAGCAGCATCAGTTTGAAGAAGTTGACGAGCGGCACCATCAGCAAGCTTTGAAACTGCAATTTCTGCCGAAGCATTAATATCAGCATCAACAATCACTCCTGATGCAATGCTGGTGCCAATGCTTGCACCGCTTGTCAAATCGCTACTTACAGTGCCAATAACATCACCAGTGACTGCAAATGTGCGGCTGCTATTCAGTTTTGTAGCTGTATCAGCATTGCCTGTCAAGCTAGCGGTGATTGCTCCGGCGGAGAAATCTCCACTAGCATCACGAGCGACAATAGCATTTGCAGTGTTTGAAGAAGTGGCAGTTGTAGCACTATTGCTTACTTTACCAGCAGTGCTAATCGTTGCAAGCTTTGTATCAACAATCGCCGCCGAAGAATTAATATCTTCGTTAACAATGGTGTTATTGGCAATCATTGTGCTGGTAACAGTACCAGTATCGCCAACAGTTACAACATTATTGCCGCTCTTAGTTAATGCTCCAGTGACGGCAACGCTACTATCAAACGTAGCTGCTCCCGTCACGTCAAGTGTACCAGGCACATCTACATTACTAGTCCACTCCACGCCACTACCAGCAGCATCAGTTTGCAGCAACTGACGCGCAGCACCGTCAGCTAATTTACTAACGGCAATCTCGGCGGCAGCATTAATGTCGCTATCAACAATAGTACCGCTTGGAATGTTGGCACTACTGATCTGCACAGCCGAACCAAGTGCCGTGGCACTCAGCACTTCAACATCATTAATGCGATAGCTTTTGCCGCTGGCAAGATCAATATTTTCGCTACTGGTCCAGCTATCAGTGGCGTTGCTCCAATTTAACGTCTTGTCCGTGGCTCCTTTCAGCGTGATGCCGCCACCATCGGCAGTAATATCAGTGGGCGTTGCAACGACGCCCATTTCAATGTTCTTGTCTTCAACCAACAGGGTTTCAGACGAAATAGTTGTAGTAGTACCGCTAACAGTTAAATCACCAGCAACAACTAAATCACCAAGCAAATTAACATCATTTAAAGTGATTTCTTCTTGCGAGAAAGCGGAAACGATTTTACTATTTAATTGAGCCGCATCAACAACTTTGCCTGAAGTGCCGTTAGTAATGTCGGCTGACGTTGCAAGACGGACAGTCCCAAAAATACTTGTAGTCGCCAGTGGGATAGTTGTTGCATTCACCCAAGTGCTTGTCGAATCTTTATAAACCTTTAGTACGGCAGTAGTTGCGCTGATGTCAAGCCAAAGATCTCCCGCACTCGGACTAGTGGGGGCAGTTGCTCCCACCCATACATTATTGAGCTTGCGAACATTACCTGCGGTGTCCTTGCAAGTTAGAAACGGTCCATCAGCGTTGTAGTTAAGTGCCAGTTCACCGACAGCCAAGTCACTGGCAAAAGGTTGTTTCTGGCTAACGGCGCTCTTCTTGAGCTGAATTTGCAAGGACATGGCTATAGAGCAAGATACTGCCGAACATTGGTCGGTAGATCAAGTCTAACGATTTAGCTGGTTTCAAATAGGAACTGACCGAGTGCATTACCGAGCGAAGTTGCAAGAGTTGTAAATTGCAAGTTTGCCGTACTTCCCTGGAATAAGCGGATGTCGTAAATAGCGCCGTTTGTTGTAGCGCAGTGATTAACGTTAATCTGATTCGTTTGGGCTTGTGCGGTTGCTGTTACGTTGGCAACTGGAACATCGCCCCTGTTGTTAATTGTGGTTCCGTCAATATAAACTGCCACTCCTGTTGTGTTTGTTGTATACACAAACCCAGCCAATATACCAGCAGGAACTGGATTTGGACCCGCGGGTTCACTGATGCTGATGTTGACGCTATGCACGCCTACATAACGATGCGGGAATGCAGGCGATACCGTAAAGGCCGTCGCGCCAGCGCTTTGCTCGTTTGAACCAGCGATAATCACTTTTTCATTTGCGGACAGATAATTACGATTGTTGTTTGTAACCAAGTTGCTGGCAATGCCCATATTCTCTGTGTTTCCTCCTCTGTTCGCTGTCAAAGTAGGTAACACTGCAGTATTATTGAGGACTTGCGCTCCAGTTGCCCAACGTTGGCTGAAATTATTGACGCGAACAGGAAGCTCAATGGTTGACAGCGTGTCAGAACTTCTAGTGCCACCTGTGGCGAAGCTATAGCGATTGGTCGAAAGAACACCAATCCCCTGCGCAATCAACGCATTTTCAAGTGCGGCAATGGTGGCAAGAGATGCAATGAACGATGCAAATGGCTGCATTGAACCAGACAAGTCAGTAATGCTTGTCACGTCAATCCCTGGCGGACGCTTGCTGCGTGCTTTGGCGCCAAAGAATACCGGTACTGAATTGCCAGCCATATCAAGCGATCCTCGTAGCAGTGTAAATGACGGTATTAGCCGCGGCGATGTAGTAGCCAATCAGTAAATTACCAGTGAGGCCAGTGGTGTTAGTTGTTGGATCCACCCATGTATTAACTGCTGGTTTCCATGCAGCATTGTCAATGCCAACTTGCGCCACGCCCGTTGCGTTGGTCACAAAGATAAAGCCGGAAGTGCCAATATAACCAGTGGTAGTTGGAGCTCCCAGTGCCAGCGTGGTAGATGTGCCACTCTTGGTAAAGGTGAAGTTGGCGCTCAGATCAAAATTGGCATTGCCACTCACCCATGCTACGGGAGTAGTGAGCAGCTTATTAGCAGGCAGCGTTGGAATCTTTGCTAGCTCAAGAACCGGCAGCTTGGCATTTGTAAGAGTGGGAATATTGGCTAGTGGAATTGATGGAAGCTGGGCAGTTGGTAGCAAAGAACTGCCATCCAGCGTTGCTAAGCCATTGGCTGCGCCTCGTAATGCAGCAAGATTACTGGGCACCAATGCTCTTCCAGTGTCTGCATAAGCTGCTGCCTCTGCATTAGTGGCCACTTCAATAATGCCACTTTGCGCGGTAGAAGCAGTAGGAAGATTGGCGGTTGGAATGGTAGGCAGTTGAGCCGTGGGAACTTTTGAGCTGCCGTCCAAACTTGCTAAACCATTAGCAGCACCACGAATGGCACCAAGATTACTAGGAACAACAGCGCGAGCAGTATCCGTAAAAGCAGCAGCCTCGGCATTAGTAGCTAGTTCAACAATGCCTGACTGACTAGTGCTAGCAGTGGGCAAGAAGCCACCAGGAATAGAAGCTGGCAGTTGAGCGGAGGGCACTCGTCCAGTGCCATCCAAGCTTGCTAAACCATTGGCAGCAGCTCGCAATGCTCCAATGTTGCTAGGCGTGACGGCGCGATCAGTGCTGCTATAAGCTGCTGTCTCTGCATTTGTTGCAAGCTCTACAATGCCCTTCTGCGTTGTACTCGCATCAGGCAGGTTTGCAATGGGAATGGTGGGAAGTTGAGCCGTGGGAAGCTTCGTTGTACCATCCAAGCTTGCAAAACCATTTGCCACGCCACGCACTGCAGCTAAATTCCCTGGCACCAGCGCCCTTGTTGTATCGGTGAGGGCTAAAGCTTCTGCGTTGGTAGCAAGCTCTACAGCGCCTTTGACGCTGGTCGTTGCATCAGGCAGATTGGCCGCTGGAATATTAGGTAGTTGAGCAGAAGGCAGTTTCGTGCTGCCATCTAATGAAGCAAGACCATTGGCCGCTCCACGCAATGCACCAAGATTCCCTGGCACCACTGCTCGGGCAGTATCGGTGAGGGCTGCAGCTTCAGCATTTGTTGCCAATTCAATAATGCCTTGTTGCGTAGTTGTCGCAACGGCTAGATTCGCAGTGGGAATATTGGGAAGCTGGCTTGTAGGTAATTTACCAGAGCCGTCCAATGACGCAATGCCACTTGCAACTGCACGCACGCTATCAAGCGTTGCAGGAGTGATTGCTTTATTAATATCTTGGAATTGCGCCACTTCTGCTGCAGTGGCTAGTTCAATAATCCCTTCCCGAGTGGTGCTAGCTACTGGTAAGAAATCAGGAGCAAAAGTGGGAGAACCTTCAAATGTTCCGTTAATGGTGATATTGTTAAAATTAGCCTGCTGAAGTGCATTAAATTCATCTGTAACTGTCAGCGTATCAAAACTCGTCGGCACCACTGGAAAATCAGGGTCGCCACCAAGCGCACCAAGACCAGCAGTCTCAGTGGTAACAATGGTATTAGTGCCAAGGTCATTAATGGTATCGCCTTGAACAATTAGGCCATCTTCATTGAAGCCAGTGTTATAAACACGACCACCAAAGTAGTTAACGGCAAAATAATCAACTTTATGCTGATCAGAAAGTACCGTCACTTGATACTTCGGCATTGCCTTTGAATAGTTACCTTGACCAGCCCATTCATAAGCTTGACCAAAAGCACGAATCAAGCTTGGACGGTTAAATTCCAAAGGCCAAAAACCACGGGAAGTAAACTTGCCGCTAGGCACTGGACTGGTAAGAGCAGAAGGATCCCAGTCACGAGTGCTAGTGGAATTCTGTAGTTGCAGAATGGCTTCCACTTCATTAGGGTTGTAACCCACTGCCTCCATGAACTCACTAACGCCTTGGTAATCAGTGGCGCTTTGCACTTGCGCCAACACATCAGCATCAGTGCTTTGATTAATACCAAGATCAGTGCTATCAGGATCGTTCGACAAATCTTTGTCAAAAATAAGCTCAGGACCAATAGCAATACGTAGCGATTCAACGCCACGCTGATTTGTCAGCATCGGCAAGCTTTCTTCCCATTGATCATTGGAAAAGCTAGTAAAAGCTTGGTTACGCTTAGAGCGAAAAATACGATTTGAATTGAAAACAGGAGTGCCAACGCGATAATATTGATTGGCAGTAAAAGCATCAGCAGAATCGCCAGGGCGAATTACCACTTGATACCTTCCATCGGAAACATTGCCCCCGTCACTATGCACCGTAGATTCGGAAACAATAAACAATTCACCAGGACCATTGGTGGGGTCCACTTGAGCGCTGGTAGATGCACGATTGCCCAAGCGCATGATGAAATTGCCTACTGGACGGCGAGATTCATCAGGATTAGAAGTTTCAAGGATGAAAGAATACTTGCGCTCATCTGGAGTGCGAGTGTCTACAAGACGGCGAATAAAAACCCTATTGCCAATAAGAACCGAAGGATCAACAGTTGTAATATTGTTAATTGCTAAATCATTGCTTGGATTGACATTGATAATTGTTGGCGTATTTTCATCAAAAGGCGTTGCAGCAAGTTTTGCTCTTACATTAATTGCAACAGACGCATTTTTATCACCAGGGACAAAACCAGGGCCAGTGTCACGACTACGGTTCTCAATCCAAATGTAATCATTTTCCTTGAGACTATAACCAAAGCGACCAAAAGTGGTCAATGGATCAAAAGCAGTATCAAGCGTGAGCTCGCCAGTAACGCTGTTATAACCAGCAACAGTGCCAATGGTAATCTGACGAATATTACTGCCATCAGTCCTTACTTTGAGGGCGCGGCGAATCAGCTTGCCCAAGAAGCCAGTATCTTGCGGGTAGGCTCCCCCAGCAGTGCCAATGCCCCTAAATCCAGACGACAGTAGTGCAGTGAGGCCAAAATTGGAGTTGGAATTGGTAATAGTACACTCGCCACCACTTGCAGTCCAATGGTGGATGGCATCACCAATTACAAAGCACGAAACTTCTTGGATGATTGAATCATTAATGCATTTAAAGCCAAAGCTGCGATAGTCAATTTGATAGCAACCAGTGCTTTGATTAATTTCACCACCAATGCGATAGCGAACATCGTTAATGTCAGAATCAATATAAGCTTGATAACTTGCTGGCGTGTTCCAAGTGGTACCGTTATAAATTTCCCATGCGTTCATATCCTTTTGCAGCGACACATTGGTAAACTGTGCCACCACCATGCTCTTGAAGCCAGTCACTTTACTGCCGTCAAGGAACATGCCACACATGCCATAGTCAGAACGCAATGAGCAGTTAAAGACGTAAGGTGAACTGCCGCGAGTGGAGTCAACTGCAGGAATAGCTCCTGCATCAGGGTAGACAGTCGTGATCTGCGTTTCCCCTGGATTAATGATTTCCGCATTGGAAGGATTCAAGCCAAATGCAGTGGCCACCTTTGTATAGTATGCCGTTAGTTCTGCTTCAGAACAGAATTCAAAGGCAGACAATAAATGGTGCGATGTTGTAATTCCGTTTGCATCTTTAAACGTAAAATTAAAGAAGAACGAACCACCAGTTGCCTTAAAAATTGCACCACGTCCTGTTGACGGGTTAAGATTTGATGCTGGAACAGTGGTGGGGCGAATGACAGACTTACGAAGATCTTCGCCAATGATTGAAACGCCACGAGGCAAAATTACGCCAAGACTATCGCCATTAAAAGCACGAAGATTAGCTGCTGTAGGCGAAAAAGAGCTCCCCCAAGAACTCACCACTTCACTACCTGCAGTGGCATTATCAATAATATGCTCGCCTGGCGACACGTTAATCACCACGCGATCATATAAATCGTTTGATGCACCAGCAACAATTGACAAACGCGCAGCTTCAATTAGCGCACGTTGCAGCGTTTTAAATGGCGCGTTCTTTGAATAGCCAGCAGTTACTTGTTGGTTGGTAAGCGGCGGAGTGGCGCTACCATCAGCAATACCAGCCTCCCAGTCATCGCTACCAATCTCAGGATCCACGTAAAGCGTGGTAGTACTAACGCCTTGATCTGTTCCTCCAGTAAAACGACGTGCTGCAAGAGCAATAGCTCCGGCTTGCTCGCGAAACCCTGCCTGAGTAATGTCAATGTCATTAATCGCACCGGCTTGGCCAGGCAGGAGAATAGCTGTCATTTGCTTCCGCTACTTTCTTTAATTATGTGCCTATTCTAAGCTGAATGGGGCCTGTGGTAACGAAACTAGCACTGCCAACAATCAATGCATCGGCACGAGTGTTAATTGCGTTATTCGTAATTAAGATGTCACATTCATAGTACAAATCTCCTGGCAACAGCTCTGGACGCTCAACAGAATCAGCACGATCAAAAATCATAAAGAACTGAGCCTTTGCCTTACACCCCTTTTCTGTTAGCAGCAAAAGCTGCATTAAAGATGTGGCATCATAAATATCTTCCTTCCTGTCTCTATCCTGATTCTGCCTGTCAACATAGAAATCAAACGTGCCACCACCAGTGACAATACTTTTTACATTTTCACCAAATTTATCGCCAACAGACGTGGTATCAATTCCATTGGCATCAAGCTGAATGTTCCATTCTTCAACAAGCCCTTGGATAATCCACGGAAAGCCATTAATCCATCGCCTAGGAGCCAGTTCCGCATCGTTATAGTCTCCACTGCCAGCAACTGGACTTAGGAACAATGGAGGAAAGTCACAAATACTTTCTAGCGTCACTTCATCTTTCACATCACTAAAACGATATTCAAGCTCTGACGCTGCTATACACTCAGCCAATGCATTGTCGTATTCCTCAGTACCTGCCGCAGATAAAAGAATAAAACCAAAATTAAGCTTTTTAAAATCAATGCGATCTGCCGGAAGTCCTTTCAATGCTTTGACACGCGTGTCATAAAAGCTAACGCGATCAAGTCTATCCCTATAAATAAAATACGTTGCAGTGGTAACAGGATTGCCTTGGTTATAAAACAAGACAGTGTCGTCGTCTGTTACATAGTAATCGTCGTCCTCTGCAGTTACGTGAGTTCTATTTGGCCCTAAGTCCCAAAACGAACCAAAATAACAACCCACACCCTCTGGTAATGCGTCTATAGATAAAGGAAGGCCTTTTGGAGCAAACAGCCTCACTTCATCGCCGCTCCAAAATTCTTGAGTTCTAACTATTAATGTGTCAATATCAAATCTTGCAGAAGATACAGGGACAACAATAGGGGAAGGAGGCTCGCGCTGGAGCCTAATGATTCCGCCGTTGCCAAGAACTGCCATCCTTAGAAGCCACCGCTAATAGCCCCAGTCACCTGGAATGAAATGGAACAAGTTTGAATTTCACCAACACTGACAGTAGGAGATGCTGCAGTAACAAAAGCTGTACAACTAAGAGTTTTGCCACCAACAGAATCCAAGATAAACTCTACAGTTTGGCTTGCTCCAGTGTCACTATCAAAAATGCTATTTAACAATGCAAGGGCGCCAGACTCAGTGGGGTCATACATCAGCTCCGCTGTGCCCGTAGAGCTACGCAAGCTAGTCACGTAGGTGCGATCATGTTCGCCAAGATTCGTTGTCTCCAAGGAATCTCGATTGATGGACAAAGACCATGACCTTACCTTGCCAACGCTGGTTCCATTCCAGCGCAACGCTCCATTTTTTCCAGTAAGAACTGCCAAGGCCCTTGCTCCTTTGTTTTATTTTAGTTTAGCTAAAAATCGCGAGTAGCCTCAAGCGTCACTCGTACATTGCTAATACTAGGATAAACACGTTGGATTTGAGGAGGTTCAGCAAAGTGCCATTCCAAAGAATCTCCTCCGTCAATTAAATAATTCAACAACGGAGTGCTAGCTCCGTCAAAAATAATTGATGGCACTGTAATACTTTCAAAGGGACCGCGCGCTTCGTTCCAAACGTCTAAAAACTCCGCAGCAATGGTATCAGAAACATTATCAAAGCTTAAAGTGAGCACTGCCCGCGATCCTCTATTGCCAAAAATCCTACGCGAAACAACGCCGCTTAAAGATGTGTTGGCCCTCACTGGAAATTCAGGAGCCGTAAAGTCCATCCCAGTGGGAACAACTGAAGGAAACGTGGCCATAATTAAGACTCCACCCAGAAAGAATCGTTGCTCCATTCAGCATAAAGCTGGAGCGTTCCGTCTGTTAACAATGGAGTGTGGATGGCTTCAATTTCATAGCCATCGTCACTGGGTTGAATAGAATCAATGCGATAAGTGCGAGTGAGGATTTCATTTGTCTTGACTGTAAAGACTATGCCAGATGGGCTAGCCGTAGTACCATTGTTACTAACTGTCAAAAAGCCGTCAACCACTTCAGTGTCTTTGTCACCATTCCAATAGATGACAGAATAACTACCGTCTGATAACTGGCTAGATGAGACTAACTTGCCATCAGCAGTGACTGCACCATTGGTAAATTGATTGAAAAAAGTGTAGTCCAATGCCACTTTAATGAAATCACCTGGCGCAAGTGAGCTAGTTAAAGATTCGTAAGTGGTTGTAATCTTCACCGTATGATCAGACAGTCGGCGACTCCCGATGATGTAACGAGCAGCTTTAATTGCATGATTTTCGCTTGTACAAAAATCAGACACGTCAACGCTTTCAATCTCACCTTCTCCCCAAATTGCGTGATAAATAAAACGCTCTTGAGGTTCTGGGAATAGGCCAAATTCGGGGTCGGGACTAGCAGAAGGAGCGTTTCCACCGTAACGCTCTGTGCGATACCTTACAGAGATGGAAAATGGTTGACGCTGTTCTGTTTCTACCGTATTGAGCTCCAAGTTAATGGCATTGCCAGCAGTAAAGAGCCCGCGAATTTCAGGCTTTTCCGGGATGGCAAGTTCTAAGAAAAAGATGCCACCGCGTTCAATTAACAACAAACAATGTGCTGCTGCAGTATCCGCCGCCCATTGGCGCCAGTTAGTGTTGTTAAGTTTAGGGCCATCGTAGAAGAAATGATTGTCAAAGCAGAACTGGGCAGCAGCGGCAAACGATGCTGTGTCAATTTGCTCAGGGCTAATTTCATTGCCAACGCCATACCGAGTGTTCAGCATGAAATCGTACAGGATCTCAGGGAACAGATGACTGGCTTCAAAACCACCAGCAAACGTGTTCACCTTAATCCCTTCAGTCACGTAAGCAGAGAACTGCGAGAACTGTGACCATTCCCGTGTTGCCTTGGCGTTGACGCCAACTAGACAGAGATTGTCGTATTGAGGCGCTGTGTCGTTTGGTTGAATAACATTGACGTAGGTAATCTCGTGCTCAGGACTAGAAGAACAGCTCGTTGTAATTTCGTCGTAAACAAAGAACTCTGCAGCACGGGCGTACAAGTCAATATAGGTGCCATCATTGTTAGAGCCATAATCATTGTTTGGATCTTCAGTCCAGCTCAAGCCAATTTCACGCTTGGGGCGTAGGTTTTGCAGATCAAACATCTCATTACTATTAAACCCGCTCATAAAGCTGCCCTGGGCAATGACTGTACCAAGGGCAAAAGGCAGAAATACATATTCAGAATCTCGCTCTGAATCCAGCAGCACAATCTGAAAAGTTGTATTACGTACTTCCCAGCTCGACACGGGCTCAATACGCACTTCCCAGCTTGCATCTCCATTGAGAGCAAAGCGAAGGTAATTAAAGACTGGCGTTTCTTTTGCGCTACCCACGCCAAAAATTACATTTGAAATTGGAGTGAAGGCTACGGAGTCTTCTGGATCGCTGCGAAGTGAAACGCGGAAAAAGCTATAGCGCTTTTCCGGCGATGTAATTGTTCCAGAAGTGAAAACTGCGTTTGTTAAATTGTCTTGAATTCCACTACCATCTAAAGCATCTGCTGCTTTGAAATTAATTGCACGATATCCTGGTACACTTTGCGGAGCTTTCTCCTGATTGCTAACGCTAGTAATTGTATAAGCAATCATGGCATTGCCACCAGCTTGCAGCGGCAACATAACTGTCACCACATCATTGATCTTGTAATTTTTACCACCATCGGTTATTGTTATGGTTTGTATGGCATTGCTAGATACTACAAAAGTAAACTCCAGTCCAGTTCCGCTGCCTCCATCGGCGCTCCTAACGTATGTTCCATTTACAAGAGGCATTCCGCTGCCTGACGTGGGCGTCAAAAATTCAATGGCGCCGGTGAGCGGATTCACCGCCGTTACTGTATAAAAAAATGTTGCTAATCCAAGTGAAGTTGTTTGTAGCGTGATGCTAACCATGTCATTCACTTGATAGTTACTGCCTCCAGCAACAATGGAATTAGTGATAATCCTTCCACTTTGAACAGTAACAGCAAAAGTGCCGCCAGATCCGCTGCCACCACTAAAAGATCTCAAGAAAGAGCCGTCCAGCAGATTATTGCTACCAGTCTGACCAGCGCTCGTATTATCAACAATGCCAAATTCAAATTCTGTAATTTCACTCGGTACATCAGCGAAATTACACATGCCTTGGATTTGCATGGCGACAGTGCTACGAATGCCTATCTCAAAGAAGCGAGTGCGACGGTTAAGTGTTACACCTCCTAAAGCACACCGGAACAACTGCGGAAATGCCGATGCTGTGTAATAACGTTCGCCAATCTCCCCTAAAGCATAATTTGTGCCTGCCGTATTAAACAGCCAAGGCTTAGACGCCCTGGTATCACTTGGATCATCTTCTGCGGGATAGATCTTATTGGCGTTAGGTACATCAAAAAAGCGTGTATCTACCAATGGTATCCCGACAACACCGACAGTGCCTTCACGTACCACTCGAAATGTACACATGAGACTTTCACCTGGCGTGCCAGTATCCTCATCTGCAAGTTCCCCTTCATCCAATGAATCTAAGCTGTAATCAGCTTCGCTGATAAACACTGGACTGCGATCAATCAAAATCGCCAAGCACGAACCCACTTTGTACAGCTCGCCTTCTTGCAAGGCGGCGTCGTATTGCTTTTGCCTACCTGCCACGGCTTGTCCGACGCTGATAAGCGTTTCTTCGCCGTCTTGAGAGCCGCGCTTGTTATCGCTGTTACGCTGATTTACAAAGATGGCAGGAGTTTTAGTAAAGTTACGCACAGCATCCGATTTAGAGCTGAGCATATATTCAAATGTATCACCGACTTGCAGGGCAACTAAACCACCCGCTGCACCGCCACGAGACGTGGAAATGATTCCTGATTTGCTGCTATAGCAATATTTGTATTTCCAAGCTTCGGCTACTGCCTGGGCATCATCAGTGGCATCATATTCGTCGTCATTTGCCTGTAACTGCCTGAGTGGGCGAATGCGCGGATTAATGCGATATCCAAGCCCGTTAGCTATAGGCGAATACAGACCGAAGGATGTTGAAGTGCTTGGTTTATACGCTCCGCAAAAATAAGGAGCAGGCTGGTTAATGCCAATGTCCACTTGGTAGATATCATTGCTATAAATACTGTGAGCGCCAACATCGTTTTGTGAACCAGACAAATAATTGCCAATGGCCATGCGGCCACCATTGCTCACTGAATAAATAGCAATCCGCTGCAAATTACCATCAAACGAATAGGCGCCAAGCGTATTATTTCCAATGGCAAAACTTTTAGGCTGAATTCTTCCAATGTCTCCTTCTGATACCAAGAAAACAGCCCTTAACATTTGGCTGCCACCTAACGACCAAATTTGACTCCAAAGCAATGGCGTATTGACGCGAGTGCCGCCATACCATTCGCCATTTAAGAATTCGCGCTTTGTATAGACAAGAGGAATTGGGTCGCCAAGGGGAGCAATATCTTGTACTGCTTCAAAGCCATACGTAGGGGCAAATGCAGAAGGCACTTGTAAAGTGTCGCCCTGCCGCTGCCTAGTGGTTAGCCTGCCACGTTGCGCCGTGTCAGGACGCGGAATTAATAATGTTGATAATATTGTTAAGCCAACACTGACCGCAGTCAAGCTAATACTGATAATTGAAAGCGTAATCGCAGTAGTAGCGTTTAAAACTGCGGGCTGAGGGCCTTCCATTGCCCGTCGTTGAATCTCCGCCTTATACCAACGCATCTCCTCCTCAGAGAGCCCCAGCATCTCAGCAATGTAACGGTCTTGGGGCAGAAGAGGATTGTTCATTTCCAATGGTACCAATTGAATTTACGTAGCGCACTGCCAGGAAGCCAGCGAACGCCGTGCTTTAAATTTACATGCAAAAGACCGCCTTCCACCATTACAGCAGCCCCTATGTGATCTGGGGTTTCAAATATTGCAAAAGAACCATCACAAGGAGGCTCGGAAGGTGTTAAATGAGGCTTCATTAAACCGTGAATTTCTTCATATGCCCCCGTATTAGCCAATAAAAGCATTGTTGCCACATCCATTGAATTTGGCACTGGCAAACCAAGGCTTTCACGAATGCGAACTACCATTAAAAGGCAGTCACAGCCTTCATCATACTCTGGATCAGCACCAACAATGTGCTTTTTACCAATCCACTTATGCCAATTCATGAGATAACAAGAGTGCCAGAACTTGGTACATTACCAACCAAAAAGCGAGAAAGAAACCTTCCTGGCCCTTGTCTAGTCGCATCACCTGGGCCGCGTAGCACAAAAGTGAGCAGTTCTTGATCATGGTTAAAACTTCCCACCACCCATAGCTCTCGTGAAATAGTTGACACTTCTGCCAATGAGCTAATATTAAGCTCTCTAGTTGTCACGTCAAGAAGATAGCGATTATCTGCGGCTTCCTTCGCATAGTTCAATGAAATAGCATTCACTGGCGTAATAAGATTTGCCTGTGATCTTTCTCCTGCTGTTTGCCCGGCACCTTGTCCATAACTAAAAGGCAAAAAATCACTTGCTCTGTCCAAAAAGAAATTTTGCCACATTGGACTAGTAGTGGCAAAAGTTTCGCGATTGCGAAATTGAATGTAGTTAACGATGGCAACTGACATTAGGCAATCCCCACTCGCTTACGAGCCTTAACGCTATTTTGAAGGGAGCCAAGAGCAAGTTCACGCCCTCTTAATGCAGATTGAGCAGCCAATTGTTCAGCTTGTTCTCGCGTGACATATTCTACATTGTTAATCACTTGAGAAGTGTAGCTAATGTCAAGCTTCTGATTGCCGCTTGCTAGCTTCTCAATGCGCTCCCGCTCAAAACGACGTTCGCTTTCATAGCGCTGGCTCATTAGTTCCATGCGATTTTCCTGCCGTTCAATTTCATAATTACGCTCCATTGCAGAACGCTGGGTTTCTAACTGCGTTTTAGTTTCAAGCATACGCTCGCGCATGAGGCTGATTTCAGAGCTCAATTGCTGACTATTAAGCTCGCTGCGATTTTCTGAAATCAGGCTACGTTCGCGATCCATCATTTGCTTCATAACAGAACGCTCGTTATTGCTGGTCAAGCTATCTTTATTTTCTTTGATGCGTTCGATTTCACGAATGGCAGATCGTCCTGCTGCATTCATTTCATCTTCATCGCCAAAATCAACATTGTCGTTTTCTGTGCTGCCTGCAGAAGCCGAATTCAGGAAGGCTCTATTGTCTGCCACTTGAACGCCTAGTTTGCCATCTGCACCACGCTTAAGAGGCATGATAGCTTCGGGACCAGCTTCGCCCATGAGGCCCATGTTGATCTTGCCACCATCAGCAAATTGGAAGAACGTTGGAGAAGAAACAATGCCTCCATTGGCAAAAGTGAAGTTAGGAGCGAAATTCCCTGCGACATCTGCTCCACCCAGTGGATTCAGAGCGCCAGGGAGACCAACTGGTCCTTGCCCGCTAAATTTAAATCCACTTCCCCCAGTGAATCCGGCAAAGATTTTTGCTAGACCAATGGCAATGTAAGTAGCAATAATTTGAGAAGCGGCTTGCGACAATGCCTGTGCGACACTTTGCAGAAAACTGGCAAACACTTCTTTAGCAGTAGCCGTGCCTGCAACAAGAGAAGCAACGCCTTCTGTTAACAAGCTCGCAAATGCACCACTAACACCTTCAATTGCACCTTGAATACCTTCAAATACACTTCGCAATTGCATTGCCGCTGTTTCAATATCTGCAAGACGAGTGGCATAATCTACATCGTTATATTGTTGCATTGCTTGTTCAAACACATTGGCAGCTTCGCCGGTAAAACCAGCGCGAAGTCCGCCGCCAATTAAACCAAGACCGGCCTCTGCTTCACGAAGATTTTGTGTTTTTTCTAAGTTTTCTTGTAGATTTTTTTCCTCTTCAGAAAGAGCTTGAACAGCTTGGGCTTGCTCTCTTAGCTTTGCAATATAGGGGGCAATAATTTTCAGTTGTTTTTCGGTTAAGCCAGCCGTTTCTCTTTTAATTATTGCTTCAAGCTTTTCAATCTCTGATAAATCTTCCTTGCCAGCAATCAACGCAGAAATACTATCTTCTAATTCATTTGTCTTATTTTCATAATCTTCCGACTGTCCAATTAGATCGCCCAAAAGAGCTTTGCGATATTCTGCTGTAACATTTTCCCGAGCTACTACAGCGGCATTTTGCATTGAAGCCTGAGCAGCACCACGTTGAGCTTCTTTATATTCCCCTAAAGTCTTAATTGCAGCTTGGTACTGGGCTTCTACAATATCAAGTCCATATTCATAGTCAAGCTCTGCTTTGGCAAGCTCTTTTTGGGAAGACGTAAGATCAGCTTGAACGTCTATAAGAGTTTTTTGAAGAGCAAGGCGCTCTCTCAGTACTCTCACTTCGTCTTCCGCAAAATCTTTGAGTTCCTTACCCTTTGCACCCTTCGCTCCTCTTCCGCCACTGGCATCAAGGCTAATGCCCGCTCCTGGACCTCCATAGGTAAAATCATCACCAGAAGGGGCGGTAGCCGCGTCAAGCGCAGCTTGGCCACCAGCGGCTTTGAACTGAGCTTGTAATTGATCCCGCTTTAGCTCCAGCGCACTTTTTGCAGCTCCTCGACGCCTTCCTCCTGTTTGCCCCGAGGCGATTTGAGCATTTACCTTATCAAGCTGCGCCTTAATTTCTGCCACTCCAACCATGCCAAGAAGACGCCTAATTTCATAAATAGCTCCTCTAAACGCTTTGACAATTGCTGTGCTAATTTGCACTGCAATTTTTACAATGCCGCCAACAATACGCGCAAAATCAGTGACAAGTTTTGACCAATCTTTAAGGTATTGACCAATAAATTCCTTGTTTTCATTCACCCATTTTGCGAAGCCTTGAATTGTTTCGGTGAAGAAATTTTGGAATTCCGCGCCAGCGGGACCCAATGCAGATCCAATTGCAATTTGAAGATCGCTTAATGCTTTTTCAAGGCGCCTACCAGCAAATTCTGGGCCAGTTGCTAAGCGTTCCGAAAAACTTGCATAGTCTTCATAGTTTTGTTTTGCAAAATTAACAAAATCTCCAACAGAAACCTTGCCTTGCTCTAGTGCGCTTTGTAGTTCGTCAAAGCTTAGTTTATTGGCTTGAGCAAATTTGACGACAGCGCCTGGAAAACGTTCGCCAAGCTGCCCTCGCAATTCTTCAGCTTGTACACTGCCTTTGCTAAAGATTTGCACTACGGCTCTTAATGCACCATCTACATCCTCCAACGATCCACCAGTGGAAGATACTGCCAGTACTACGCCCTCTAAAATTTGCCGCGTTTCATCAACGCTTAAATTGTATTGTTTTGTGTTCACTCTTAATTGAGTGAATTGCCGATAAACTTGTTCAAGGGGAACAACAAGAGTGTTACTGCTGTCTGCAATGGCTTTTTGCGCATCCGCGAAATCAGAGGAATCAATTGAAGCTAAGGCAAGACCGCGCTTTAATTGATCAATTGTGGCTGCTGTTTTGGTGACGCTTGAAGCTAAATTCCCAAGATTGTCAACTGCCTGCCCAATAGCAGCCCCTGTAAAGGCACCAGGCACTCCTCCCGCTAAGCCTCCAGCAATACCACCAACAGCACTGCCAATACCGCCCCCGAGACCTCCTCCATAAAGAAAAGCTCCACCAGCAGCCCCTAGGCGCTGCCCTTTTGTCAATGGACGCCGAGTTTGTCTTTCAATACCTTGCTCGGTTTTAACAATTTCTTTGTTAAGCTCTTTCCATTCCGTTGTATCGGGAGCAATTTCTCTTGCCCTGTTACGCAGGACGATAAGTTTTGCTTCAAGAGCATTTAAGCTGCCAGGGGCAAAAGCGCCTAAGCTTTCCTGCATTTGAACGCTTTCAGCGAGACGCTCCGAAGCTTTTAGTTGAAGATTAATTTGACCAATTTGCCTTTGAAAGGCTAACCATTCTGGCGTATTTGGTGAAATTTGCGATGCTTCAAGGCGAGCAGCTTCCAATTGCCGCTGCAAACGCTGAACACTGCCAATGTCAAACGCTTCTGCTTGTGCGCCAAGTTGAATGGCGGAAGCCTGTATTCCGCCACGCTGGCGAATGCCTTCTGTAATGCCAAGACCAGTGGCTTGTTGCTGAAACTTCCTGCTGCCAATGGGAAGATTGGCAAGCTTGCGCTGCATTCGCGCAATTTGATTATCAAGCTGCCTAAAGGTATCATCAAGACTTGCTCGCAATGGAGCTACGTCCAGCTTGATTTGTACGCTTTTACCAGTGCGAGCTACTTGAGCAACTTTTCTATTTACTTCTTCAATTTCACGAACAATTTTGCTCGCATTGGTTGTGAAATCAATTGTATAACGTGCCATAATCAGCGACTCTCCTTGCGAAGTACAGTATCAATGATGAGGTCAATTTCTTCTAAAGTGGGCTCAGTCCATGGACGAGCAGGAAGTCGTTTTCCGCGCTTAGTCACCATGCCATCATGTACGCCTTCTGCCACGTCATCTTCCCAAATAAATTCAGTAATGCTAGAGCTGATGGGATCTCGTCGTTTGCTTTGCAACAAGGCCCCAGTGTCAATAATGTCGCGCGGACTGTCAACCACTTCTCCGTTTTTCCGTCTAGTAGTATTCGGCCATGATTCTGTTAATGGCCATTTACTACTCGCCATTTGTTGATCAAAATCTTTATCAGCCCAATCCATGCCTCTTTCAAAAGTGCGTTGACACACTCCTCTCAAAACCATCAATTTATTCACTTCATCAGCTCTAACCTTTGCGCCTGCCATGCGCTGCGCATTGCGAGATAAAGACATCAGCTTGTCCAAAGCTTTCCCAATCATGGAATCAGCTTCAAATGCATTGCTTTCAAAACGAAGCTGATAAGCCATTATTGCCTAGGCCATAATAGCTCCAATCTAACATTTTCAACTAAGTTCAGCGCCAATCATTCCTACAATCGCCGCTGGCATCTTTTCATTCTTTAGAGCCCATTCAAGAGCTTCTTTGGTAGAAGCCTTCAATGAAGAAGTGCCATCATCAAGCTCGTAAGGAAGAAATTGATCAAGTTTTACCTTTCCACCCTTCGTTCCAAGTGCCCCCATGACAACCATTGCAAGTTTGGCAGTGCTAATGCTTGCAGCATTTGCTTTTGTATGCAAACTTTTGTAACTGTGTTCTAGTACATCGGCGAGCAGCTTCACTGGCAAGCGAGCAAAATTACTTGCCTGGAATAATGGATCAGAAAGCTGAAGAGCTGCTAGCTGGCAATAAATATGAGTCCAATCAGTGGCATAGTTAATTACTGCGTCGGCTTGCGCTGCAAGCCGCTCTGTTAGTTTTTTTCCTCCTCCTCCTCAGTATCTTGCTCGTTGTCAAAAACTTCTTGCCCCTTATCTTCTGTTGCCATGAATGCTTCAATTTGATCAAGAAACGCTTTTGGTAGTTTTTGCGTATCCTCAATGGTCCAATCATCTGTAGCGCACCACTTCTTGCCGCTCATGATTTCTCCGCGATTACGGAAAAAAGTTGTAATGAGTTCGCCGAATTGTTCACGCGCAGAAGGCATGCTATTCATTAGCTCCATTGCCTCTTCTGAGTATTCAGACAAGATACTTTCACCTTCATTGCCTCCTTGAAGCATGGCGAATGCTTCGTCTTGGTCAACGCCTTTTTCAACGGCAATTTTCTTGGCAAGCGCAATAGCTCGCAGTGTAAATTGTGCGCGTTTTTGGCCTTGCTCTTCTTTTTGCCATGCTTCCTCTGCTAGCCAACTACCATATTTACGCAGCCTCAAACAATCGCCAATATTTTCATACTCTGCATTACTAAGCAGAAAAATGCTTGAATACTTGCTCATGGTCTTCTCTATTGCAGAAAAAGTCTAGCATTCGTAATTCTTAGCGGCACGCCGCTATTAATCGCCCTTAATGGAAGACAAGCCTTGATTTCATTTCCCTTGTAAGCAAAAACTGCGAACGCTGGAGCCTGGGAAAGAAAACACGCTAATCCAGCTCCAATAGAAACATCATCTACTTTTGCGTCAAATAACCAGACTTTTTCACATTTGCTTTTTAAGAGTTTCACGAGTGAGGGTAGACGTTCAATAGCTCCATATCTGGAATTCTAATTCGATACTGACCATAAATAACATCAGATTCTGGTCTGAATGCAAACTGGGCATCAGGAAAGCGTCGAGCCATTCTTTCTGCTGCATTCTGCAAGGCATTTGAATTTGTCGTGTAATCAACCAAGACTACTGTCCATTGTTTATTGTTCCCCACTTTTCCCACCATCGCCCTAGGGTTAATTGAGGCAAATTCCTCTATCGTCACTTCTAGCCCTTTGATTTTCCATTCACTCGGCACGCTTTGTCTGCCAACTACATACACGGCAGGAAGCGTGGCACCATTAGGCAGCGTATAAGAACCAATTAAATTAGGCGATGCAGAAAGCAGTTCAGTAACTGTTTCCCGAAGCTGCGAAATGTTCACAATAAAAAGCCTCTCCGTAAAGAGAGGCTAGCAAGAAACAATGGAAAGATGAATTAGGAATTAGGAGCAGTCGGAATGATCGAGCCAGTCTCCTCAGCATTTTGATGAATGCCAATGCGACCACGGCTCATAAGATCAAACGTGCATTCCACGAGATTATCCGCAGGATAGCTCTCGTTGTAGTTCATCACGCAAGCAACAAATGCCACTCGGTCATAGTAATAAGTGTTGCCAGAAGCACCAAGCTGCTTGTTAATCTCTACATACACTTCATAGTTCTTGTCATAGCGAGAAGCGGTAATCACTTGGAATGCTTCATCAAAGCTATTGGGAAGGAACACAGTGCCATCAACATCCTTTTGGAAGTAGGAGGTGATAGAAGCAGTGGCTTGGCTGGTAACAATCACGCTATCAGCGAAACCGCCGCCGCCCAGCAGATAGAATTCTTGGTTGCCATCGTTAAAGGCAACAGAGGCAGTCGTGGCAGCTTGCAGCGTATAAAGAGTGGGAGTGCCGCTAACAGTGAAAGTGGCGCCGCTCTGGGTGATTACAGGACGTGCAGTGCCGCTAATCGAGCCAACACGCACAATCACGTCTTGGCTCTTTACCAGCTCAGTAGGATGGTAAAGCATGAGAAGATCCTCAATGGAAGAAAATGATTAAGCGAAGGAAGGCTTGATCGGGGCGATCAAACGTTGTCAACGCTCCCTTTGCCAATTAGTCTAAAAATTCCCCTAATTGGCGTGCCCAAAAATTGCCAATAATGAATAGCAATTTCTTCGTTTGGCAATAGCTCAAACCTTCCTTCTCTTCCATTGATTGTTGCTTGAGCTGAATCACCAGGAGTGACGCCCGAAAGCGCTAATGGATTAGTCAGACGGCCTTCCATGTAGACAGCCGTCTGATCAGCACCAAGCAAATAATCATACTGAGGATTACGTTTTTGCTTTAACGATGCGTAATAAGTGACGCCCGTTGCCATTGCCACGTAATTCCCTGTTTCATTGTCAAGCACATAGCCTGAAGCCACTGACCACACCAGTGTGGCATTGGCAAGTGGCTCCAGGAAATTGCTCATACAACAAAACCAACAGCAGAAGAAGGAAGAAGATTCAAAAGACGCTTGAACTCTTGACCGTATTGAGTGGCATCTAGCCCCTCTCCATACACCTTGCCAGTTGTGGCTTCAATTTGAATGCCCATTTGTGCAAGTTGAATGGCAATAATATGAGCAGCAAGAAATTTAACTGCCCTATCAGTTTGATCCCCAAACACATCTTCTGAAGCGTCATAAGTGGCTTCAGAGATAGCTCCATTTACAATCCCCGATGGGTGGGGAGAAAATTCAGGGAAACGCTCAAGGAAGCTTGCATAAGTGACGGCCATAATCAGGCTTTCCCAATGCGAATGCTTTCAATGCGCTTATTAATGGCATTACGCACCCTTACTCGCCCTTCAATCTTTTTCCATGCCCCCAATTGATCAGGATCATGAATAAGTTCAATCATGCGAATGGCTTCCACCAACGGCATCTGAGAAAGCGTTTGCACATCTTGTGGCACATCTTCCACCATGATTTGCTCCCTTACTTCCTCAATGGCTCCAATGTTCATAAGACGTTTAACCGCCTTATTCTCACGAGCTACTTTCCATTGGCTTTCAGGAATTTCCTGATTAAGACCAGGCGTAAGCTGAATCATGCCAGCTTGTGTAATAATGCCAAACCCGCCCTCGCGAGGCGGGTTTTCAAGTTCGGGACGATAAGCAATGAGCATTGTTCAAAAGAAACAATTGTCCATAGCTTAACGTCCCTCCCTTAATTAACTATCCTCAGCTAGAAGCTTGAACGTAAATAACGCTCTTGGGATAGTACAGAGCCAGGCCACCCACGCGAGCATGAGCAGGGACGATGAACTCAAGACCGCGCTGTTGAGGCGGGAAGAGCTCAAGGGGCTGAGGAATGTGCAGTTGCAGCTTCTCAGGATCGCGCTTGTACACAACCATACGGTTGGTATTCAAAGCGCCTTTGCTTGCATCCAGTTGGTTGATAGGCTCAACATTACGGATGTAAGGATTGGTACGCAGGAAATATTCCAGCACGGTAACGTCCGAAGAATCAGAGTTACGAGTGGTGCTGACCTTGTTGTAATCCTCATAAGCCATGAGGATAGTATCAGGAGTTTCCTTCATCTGAGAGGCGTTGATGATAGCGCTCACGCCATAGTTCAACAGCTCCAGCATTTCCTGGGCAGTGGTGCCACTATCAGTGAACCACTTATCAGCAGCAACAACATCCACGGTGGAATTGTTGAAGAAACCAGCCAGACCGACGCTGCTCTCACCGAACATCGCCACATCTTCCACTTTCTCCTCATAGGCACGGCGCACAGCAGCAGCACGGCGCTGCTCCAGAGCAATATTGGCCATTTGAGCGGCACGCAGTTCCTGTACGGTGTAACCGAACGAACCACCAAAAGAGCGGATGTTGATGCTCTTCTCAACTTGGCTGATGTCGGCACGGGGCAGATCATCAGCAGCATCAGCAATCAGCTTGAACTCACCAGTGGAGTCCATGATGCGATAGGTGAAAGTCTGGGAGCCAGGACCAGCTTCACTGGTAACAGGCAGAATGGTCGGATATTTAATATCCGCATACTGCACTTCAAAAACTTGGGGGCGGATGTACTCAAGCTGGCGCTCAAGGAACAGACCCGCATCATCCATACGGAATTCAGACATGGTTAAGACCTCCTATCAGGAATCGCCAGTGAGAGTGAACGAGGGGCCGTTCAGTTCCAGAATGGCAATACCGTCACCAGTTGTAGTGGTGAGATAGCGAGCATTCGACAGAACAGCAGTTTTGCCAGCAATGGCAGCATTGTTAAAGCGGCCAGCGTACTTGACGCCAGTAGCAGTGTGAATCACACGAACTGCAGTGGAAGGATTAACAGCACCATGCACATACACGGCAACTGCACCTTCGCTAGCTACGTTCATCAGTTGATCCACTTTCACGCCAGGACGGCTGTTGGCATCCAGAGCGGTTTCGTCCACATAAGTGAGAACGTTCACGCCCAGGAAGGTGTCGCCGGAGGCAGAAAGAGTTTTGGCGCCAGTACCACCAGTACCAGTGCTGTCATACACCACGCCATTACCAAAGGGAATGACAACGGCGGTTTCGTTAACGCGGGTGATAATAGTGTTATCACGAATGTCGGACAGTTGACCTTCGAGCAGTGCGTCATGCTCCAGAGCATAAGTCTGTTGCACACCACCTGCTGTGGGCGAGCCCGAAGCAGTAAAAGTTACGGCCATGATTACTTAGCCTCCTTGGAGATGGAAAGGGGCTTCTTCCAAGCATTCTGCAGAGCTTCCATGTAGGAAGAAGGAGCAGACATTGGAGAAGCAATGGAAGCTACGGCTTTACGCAGCTCATCAGTGGTGGCAGAGTCAGAACGACCCTCGGAAAGAGTGTCAAACATTGCCTGCACGTAGTCATCGCTCTTCTCAGAAAGATCGAGCTCATCACCACGCACTGCCTTGATAGCATCCACCATCACTTCACGAGCATCTTTACCAGAGAAGGAATAGGCAGCATCAAGCACAGGCTTTGCTTTTTCAATGAGAGCAACACGCTCTTCTACCATGGAATCAAGATTGATTTCCTTGGCAGCAGCAAGCTCTCCGTTTAGTTCTTCGACTTGCTCGGCCAGGGCATCGGCGCGGCCTTCGGCAGCGTCCATTTTGCCCTTCATTTCTTTTTCCATGGCGTCCATTTCTTCCTTCATTTTGGAGGCTTCGGCCATGGCGTCTTCATAACGACGCTTCATTTCGGCGTAGCTGCCTTTTGCGTCTTCACGCTCAGCAGCAATGGCAGCCGCAAGAGCTGCATCCGCCTCAAAGGAAACGCCGTCAAACACAATGTTTGCAGACATAATTTGTTCCTTTTGGGGAGTGATTAAATCGTTGACAGCGGCATCCGCTGAATCAAGCATGAGGCGCACCTGCGCCCCACCTCTAGCCCTGTTGACAATGGCAACGTGATTACCACGAATGTTTCGCTGAATGCCATCATAATGTTGGCCGTCAGACGTAACGCCAGGCTCTGGACTGTAATCAACTTTATAACCACATGAAACTTCACGCACGTCTCCACGCATGATTGAATCAATAGTTTCCTTGTCGGTTACAGTCAGAGTGCTTTCAACAAAGCCATCAGAGTATGAGACATCTGCACTGGTAAAACCAACTGCATAGTCTTTCGTATTGGCGGCATCAAGCAGCACCGGAGGATGCTCCTTGGTTACGCACTTCTCCCGAAAACTATCAAGGGCTTCTTGCGAAGCCACTTCGTCCTCGGGCCTATACTCCAAGCGGACACCGCCACTTGCATCTGTATACGACTGAATACCAGTACGGGCAATTCGCGCTTTTACGCGCAAATAGCCCTCATCCGTGAACTCGTAGTTCTGGATGGTGGAAACATCGTAACGGAAGCCGTTTTGGAAGTCCATATTTACATAATAAACCAAAGAATGTGTTAGCATTCAGGCCATGATTCAAACATAGATCAATGGGCGCAAAGTGGCACTATGTCTATTACTCCTACGAGCAGTGGGGGCGTGGCTATATTGGCAAGCGCTCGTCAAACGTGCCCCCAGAAAATGATGTTAACTACTTTGGAAGTTACACCGATAAAACATTCAAGCCCACGTGCAAAATAATTCTTGAAGTATTTAATACAGAACAAGAGGCTCTTGAGGCGGAAGTAAAATTACATCAATACTATGAAGTGGATATAAATCCACATTTTGCAAATAAAGCCAAGCAAACTACATCCAAATTTGCTTGGAGAGGAAATACGACGGAAAGGCTAACTATTAAACAGAAAGCAAACAGAAAGCAAAAATGGATTAAATCTTTGTGCGCTGGATCTCGCGGCTACTTTTACCACTTCACTTCGCCCAGCGGGTCTATACATGTCACCTTAAACCTGCGGGAATTCTGCAGGGAGCACGACATAAACCGAGCGCATGTTTACGATGTGATTAACGGCAGGCTTAAGCAGATCAAGGGATGGAAAGTTAGCAAGCACGCGATGTCATGAGATTTTTAGCAAGCACTGTCAATGGCATGAAGCTGCCTCACCACCAAAGGCGCATGCTTATTGCATCGCGCATTAAAGATGCCAGATTAAACAATGGCCTATCTCAGCGAGACGCGGCAGAAGCGCTTCACATAGGTCAATCCACCTATTGCCGAATAGAAAAAGGGCAAACAGAGCCGTCTGTCGTGCAAATTGTCACACTCAGCGGTCTCTACGACGTCAGCGTGCTATGGCTGATGGGCTATCCATCATTTATTGCAAAAATTAATTGATTTCTTAATAACTGCCGATTATCAAGAAAACAACTAATCAATCATCATCATCATCGTCGTCGCGAATGGAAGAAAGCTGAGCTTCAATGCCTTCCATGACATATGACTTGGCCATTGCTTCAATTTCAAACGTAAGAAACTTGGTTGGCTCAAAATGCTCATCAGGCTTGTCGTAAACGCTCATCACATAAATATGAGTCTCGTCAAGACGGCCATTCTTAAAGCATTGTTTTTCTACTAGCTCCCATCGTGAAGTGTTGCGGTGTTCGTTGGCAGAAAGAATAGACAATGCCTGCAGCAGACCAATGCCTTCGTCTTCTTCTTCAATGACACGCACGTATTCGCTCATTGGTCTTTATTGCGACTTTCCACCATCTTAATAATGCGATTAGCCCACGCCCTACCAGCATCACCTCCCCATAGGAGCCATGCAATATAACCAGCATCATCTTCTCCCCCGCTTTTATTCTTTTCATGGCGAGAGAAAAATGCGGCCATGCGCTTAATAGTGGCAAAACTAATTTTGTCACCACTAGCTAAATTACTAGCCCTCGCCACGCCACTACCAATTCCCTGCTTTCCCGCCTCCTGCGTACTTAACCCCCCTTTGCCGTGTTTCTTACGCAACTCAAGGCCGCGACGTGCCGCAGTTCTAACACCAGCAGGAGGGGAGAAGCTCTCAGCGTCTCCCCTTAGTTCTTTTTTTTATTCTTCGCAACAGTCTTTAGATAGCCACGACAGCGGGCCTCACCTGCACTTTCATCCATTTCCTCTTCCCCTTCCTCTTCCTCTTCTCCAGCAATCTCCTTGAAGAAGCCCATATAGTATTCGTCGCTTTGGTCTTTCTTGGGCTTACGCGACATGCCAGCTTCGGAAAGCGCAATCGCTAATGCCTGGGCCGGAGTTGTTACTTTCTCTCCGCTGCTACTCTTTAGCTTGCCACTCTTAAATTCTTTCATGACAAGGCGAATTTTTGCCTGCTTTTCTTTCTTGGTCATTTTTTGATTCCCCAGAAGTACAAATCACAAGAGCTGCTATTAAGGCTAAAACACTTTTGACTGAACATGCTGTCAAATTCAAAAGCTTCTTCAAAATCTTCTCGCGTCAAATTGCGGTAGTATGACCAGCCCTTTGCAATGGTTAACGGGGAATCTTGTGGCGTCGTTCTTTCAGTGCCATGCTCTGGGCGTCCAGTGGTTGCGCAAGTAAAGATAACAAGACCACCATTCTTGGTCAGTCTCACCATGTTGGCGAACGTTTCTGCCCAGTAAGGATTGTGCTCAAAGCATTCACAAGAAATGGTGCAATCAAAAAGCTTATCGTCGTCATATTCATGGCCGCTAATCACAACGTCTACGCCAGGGCCGTTTCCAACATCTACACCAATGTATTCTTCTGCGTTGAAAAATTTGCGCACTGTTCCATTAATGTTTAAGCTGCCAATTTCCAATACTCTTCCTCCATGGAAAAAAGAAGAAAACTGTTCTTTAACTGAAGCAATGTAATCAGATTGTTCTTTGTGAGCCATGATTAAGGGATAAATGAGATGGGAGCTGTGGCAATGTTAATCTCAGGAAGAATTCTGTCTCGGCATAGAATCATGCCAGTAATAAGGCGTTCAGCAATAAATGCAATAGCTCGCTTATCGTAACCTTCAATGGAAAGAAAATGTTCTTTGTGCTTTTCCCAGATTGGAACAAGCCCTGTAAATAAAACAGTCATAAAATGCTTGTAATTACGCCTGCTGCCTCGCGCCATATTGCATCCAATAAAAGACGACTGAGACCATAAATAATCAATTTCTTCTCGCGTAAATAACCATTTGCCAGTATCTGCAAATTCGCGCGTAATAGCAGGAGCATCAAACGCCGAATGCCCGCCATAAAACTGTTGCTCTAAAGAGCAAGAAAATTGAGCGGGCTCTGGCACATACAAAGTCTCAGGGGAGTACCATTCACCACTAGGTTCCACCCAATTGCGTCGATATTGTGCGTTACCAATAATGTCTTCACTGGCATTAAGAATCATCCAATGTATGCAAGATAACTCTCCCCAGCGATCATTTAACGAAGAAAGAAAAGCTCCTTCGTTATCGAACACATAATCTTCTTTTCTAAGTTTTTCCCGTTTTTCTTTTGACAATGCATACGCGCCTCCCATTATGGGGACAATGCGAGACTGAGCCGTATAGCGTACTTTTTCGCCCGGAATACAAACTGCATAAATAGTATCGTCGCGATCAGTCATACACTTGACGGGCCTGCCACAGTTCATTGTAATTATTAACACCCTTTGCGCCAAGCCCTTTCAAATCGCCACCGCCTGCAGGCTTGCTCCATGCCATGATCGTGCCATCAGGAAGTACAAAAGCTCTATTCTTTTGACCATGCGTAGGGGTGAGTTCAAGGTAGTCGCCGTAAACAAAATCAGCGTCGCTACCATTACAAGCCAATGCCTTGCCGAGCAAAGTCGGACCAGTAGGGCATAATGGCGTGATGCCGTAGTATTTCTCAATGCAATTTGCCACAATCATTTCAATGGCAGTTTGCAAAGCAGGGTTATCAGGCTTGGAATAGAGCACAGTTGTGGCGCAAGCCCAGCTTGTAAAACTAAAACGCTGGATATCACGAAAAGCTAAAAACTTAATTCGATCTCCCAACTCCACTCCATTAAAAGCTCTCACGCCAATATCAAAATACCAGCCCCCTAGTTTATTTAACAGGCAGAAGCGTCCAAGATCCGCCTTGTAAGAAAATGGCTTAAGCGTATCGTATGCCCACAGCACTTCTTCTTCATAGTTATCAGCGATGAAAGCGCGAAGCGAATCGCTGTTATAAATGACATGCTTTGCTTCGGGAAAACATGCATCAATGGTGCCAGTGGCGTGCCTCAAGAAAGGGCTAAGCTCTTCTGATGAATTAGTAGAAAGAAAAATTTGTGAAACTTGCATGATTAATTGATTTTTGCGGGAGTGCCAAATCCTTTGAATTCAGGCTCGGGAGCCGCTGCATTTAGCGTGCGCTCTACTACATCAAGAAGCTGCTGCTGAATATAAGGCCAAGTAAATGGCTCTTCACGCAAGCGCCTTGCGCACCATTGCCCGTCTTTCTTTAGCGCATCACGATTTTCGTAGTAATAAGTGAGGATCTTTGCAGCGCTTTCAGGATCAGGAAGAAGCCGTTCAAGTCCATAGTTCCTGTCAGTTTCAGCAGCGTTACAAAAGATGCGCGGCAGTTCATCAAAAATTTCAGCCAGGCTCGTATGATCCGGCACCACTTGCGCCACGCCAACTGAACCATGTTCTGTATTAACTAGGCCCCAGCCCTCACCCATGCAAGTGTTGATGCCAACGTCCACTGCGTTATACACCTTGTTCAATTGTTCAATGGAAAGGCAATTGTCCACTGAAAAATGTGGGCTCGTGAGAATTATCTTTCCAGTTGGGTCATAGCCTTCATCGCGGGCAAGACGCTTGAATAAAGGAATTATGTCCCATCCCAAATCTTTTTTGCCCATGTTGAGCCACAGACGAGCATCGTCTTTGTCCTTGGCAAATTTGATGAAAGCTTTAAGCGTGAGATCAATACGCTTGCGTGGCTGGTTCCTGTTGCCATTAAAGACAACAAACACATCTTCTGGTACGCCTAGCTCTTTTCGGCATTGCTGCTTATTAAGCGGAAAGAATTTTTCAAAATCAGTACCATGGCCAATAATGTCAATAGGCTTGTCCCAGCCCATAAGCTTCAATTCGTTATTCGCAAATTGCGTATACGTGGCAATGCCATCCCATCCCTCCATTTGAGCTTTTAGCTCAGGGAATAGTCCATAAGAATCAATGGGAGTGTAGACAAACCATTTAAATCCAAACTCTTCTTTTAACGCCTTCGCTCGCTCCCATAGTTGAATAGCCACCCAGATATCATTTGTCACCCATACCAAATCAGGCTTTTCTCGGCGAATGATATCGGCAATGCGATGGGAGCCAAATGGATCAGAGCCATGCAACATGGCTGGATACACTTTGTATTTTTGTGCTTCGGGATGAGGGTCACCGTGATAGTTCACTGAAAGCACTACCACTTCATGCTTTTCGGCAAGAGCAGGCAGCAAGTACTGCGCAACTCGCCCGAAGCCTGTTTCTACAAAAGCGTCAGCACAATACAGTATTTTCGCCATTGGACAAAATAAGCTTGCCCAATACTACAAGCCAGAATTACACTTGCACAGTTGGCGCTTGCTGGCGAAAATATTTGACGCTGCAGCGACAATTTGCTCGGCAAGCACAACGTTGCCCAGGAAGAGGAAGGCTTCCAAGGGGGACAACGCCACGTGCAGCATAATCGAGACAGTCTTGGCAATGTTTTGCTTGCGAATCAAGAATGCGGCGCATCAAGCTATATCCTTGCTTTTCTTGCCGAATTGAAGTTCCTTCCCAAAAAGATCCGCGTACACTTTGAGCATAAAGCTGGATACGAGCAAGAGACTGGGCAACAGAAACGCGATTGCCCAGAAGATCATTAGCAAAACCCTGTAGGTAAGCATATTCCACGCGGAGACGCTGCCCGATGCGCCCCCAATCTGCTGCTCCCATGGTTTCGCGTCCGCCATTGCCAATGATCGCTGCCTGTACATGCACAAGCTTAAGGGCTTCCCTGACGCTACTTTGCCATTGGTCTAAAGTGATGCTGCCATCGGCAAGCATGCGCGTAAAACGCCGAAGCTCACGACCAAGCTTGTCAATACGTCCATCAACAAGAGCTTCCACTGCCTTCGCACTAAGGAATCGTCCATTGGCGCCACGATACCTCCCGCTAATTGGATCGTAACGCCACGACGATTGATCAAAGCGAACAATCGCTTTAGAGAATTGAGCGAGATTATTCAGGCTGTACATCCTCGGCCTCCAGGATGTCCTTAAAACGTTCCGGCGCTTCTTCTTTCCATTGATTCAATGCAGCAGAAATGTCTTCCTCATCAATGAGAGCAGCTTCATCAATATCAGCGAGGATGAGGCCGCTGGTTTTCAAGGGCTCAATGGCATCTTCTTTGAAATATTCGGCAGTTTGCTTCTTGCCCTTGAATGCCCCTTCCATTGAACCATGCTTGCGCTTGTACAAATCTTTGTACTTGCGCGTCACATAGGCTCCAGCAACAGCACTGGGCCATTCCTTGAATTTGGCTTTTGCTGCTGCCACTGCTTGTTTATGAAGCTCCTTGTCGGTGAATTCAACATCGCCACGTACTTTCTCCAGATCGCGCGGGAGATAAAGGCCAGCAGCATCTTGCACTTCACGACTTCCGTCCATGGGAAGCGTGCCATTTTCTTCGTTCATTGGATCACGCCCGCCAGGAGGCACCGCCAGACCACCCCGTTCAGGAGTGGAACCACCCCCTTCTGGAACAGGCATTTCATTAGCGCGTTCCACTGACGGATCAAGCGTAAGTTCCATGCTCCACTCAGAACCGCCGTAACGGGCGTCTGCTACTTCCTTAGGCGTAAGGACACCCAGTTGGATGTAGCGACCATCTACAGCCGCCACACGAGCCCTTACGTCAGCCATTTCACGCTCATTCAGCTCAAACAATGGGTTGAACTGAATGCGCCACGAATCTGGCACCTCTCCATTGGTCGGCCCTTCTTTACTCAGCATGATGTATTCAAGCAGCTTCTTCATGGGCCGCTTAAAATGCACGCTCTGATAGTCAGAAAGCATCTTTGCAAAATCGCGCTCTTCGCTACGACCAGTGGAGCCAAGACCACTAGGGCTTTCACCAAAGAGCACTGTATGAGGAATTTTGCTGGCGCCAATAATGTCCACGCGAAGCTTTTCTAAGATCTCCCCAATACCACCAAAGTTGCGGCTAATAAATTCAAGCTCTTCTTTCTCCGCATCAATCGCATAGCCGCGATAAATGCTCTTGCTCATATCATTCACTTGCAAGCGATCACGAATGGAGCTTTCCTTGCCAGCCGCCAACATTGCAGCCAAGCCCCTCACTTTATGAACGAAAATGTCAAACTCCGTCAAAAGCGTGGCAGCAGAGTTTAGGCCCGTCCAATAATGACGGAAACTGTCATAAACAGTTTGCAAACTGCTCATGCCCCATCCATAATTCCTTTGACGAATGCGATAGGGGAGCCAGTCCCCATCAAAGCGCAAAATCCTGTCTTTATGAATGTAAGTAAGCGTTGGCTCGTTAATTAAATCTCCAGAGATGATCTGATAATAAGTGGCTTTTGAATAGTCGTATAAGTTTTCTTCGTTGATGACTGGAGCAATTTGCCATCGGTCAAGGCATTCAATTTCTTCAATGCGACGGATGTTACGTTTATCGACAGGCATGTAAGCGGGACGCCCATCGTCAATAAAAAGAAGTAGACAAGCACCCCCATAAAGGCGGGCGTTCTTGGCTGCGAGGTTGAGATGTTCGAGGATGTAGAGGTCTTCAATCGTCTGCTCAATGCCCTGCACTTCTTCGGCTCTTACGCCGTCACCACCAAACAACACTTTAAAGCCTTTGCGAGTGGCTTGATCGGCATAAATGTCAACAATGCGACGAGGAAGCCATTCTCCATAGAGATTTTCAAGCTCCTCCTGCGCAAGGAAGACTGTAGCAGTGGTTTTAGTGTACTGGCCCTTGTCTCGGCCAGTGCCCATGCCAATCAGGACGTTCTGAAGGCCATCTGCACGGATGCCACCTGCCGTAGCATGGCCCAAATCAATTGCTTCGCCTTCCATAACCAACGCTAATGGCGGTGTTGTATTGCTTTTAGTCTAAAAGCTGGATACATTGGCTTGACAAACTGGCCATTATGCACATGCCAGAACCCATTGCCTTTGTTTTTACGGAAGAACAGCGCCAACGTGCTCGTGCTGAAGCCTTCCGCAGGCAAGCGCTTAATGAGAAGCAGGGCAGGAAAGGGCGGAACAATGGAGCGGAAAGGGGAAATTTAGCTTTGCAATATCATTTGCTCGGTGCAGCAGGGGAAATGGCCGTGGCAGCATTGCTTGGAATGGAGGATAAGCTCTACCAAGAGACAGAAGCAAAACGGGGATCCTCCGATCTTCCTCCCAATATTGACGTTAAAACTCGCTCTCGTCACTATTACGATTTAATAGTTCAACTTGATGAAAGTCCAAGTAAGATATTGGTGCTTGTCACAATTGAAAATCGCACTACGTTTGTCCATGGCTGGATTAATAGCAAAGATGCGATGAAGGAACAATGGAAGAAAGATCCAGCAGGTGGACGCCCTGCTTATTTCTTTCCAAAAACTAAACTACGGCCACTGGCGCTTTTGAAATGAATCTCACTTGTAGTCAATTCGCAAAACATGCGCTTGGCTTAGAACTCTATCCTTCTCAAGCTCGTATTCTGGATGAATTCTTCCAGCCAGGAAAATCGCATGCCGTATGGGCATTGGGACGAAGGAGCGGCAAAACATTAATGGCTGCAGTTGCTTGTCTTTATATGTGCTTTGTTTTAGAAGAGGAATATCGTCGAAAAGTTAGAAAAGGGGAACGATGGTATGTGGTGACTGTGGCAAACAGTCAAGACCAGGCTCGCATTGCTCTTAACAACATTCGCCAACTAATTATTGAAAGTCCCTTTGCCCAAGAAATTGTCCGTGAAACTGCCGACATCATTGAACTAAGCAATAATTGCGTATTCAAAGCCATTCCCACATCAGGCAGGGCCGCTCGTGGTCTTGCTTGCGCTGGAGCAGTATTTGACGAGCTTGCATTTGCCACTGAAGGCGATGCAAATAGTGGAGGACGTGGTATTTACGACGCACTTTCTCCTGCCATTGCTCAGTTCGGAGGCAAAGGACGCATCCTTGAACTATCTTCTCCATGGCTCACTGACGGCATCTTCTATCAACATTTCAAAGAGGCATCATCAGGACGATTTCCTTTCATGCAAGCAGTGAATCTCCCAACGTGGGAGATGAACCCAAATATTTCGCAAGAGTTTCTTGACACAGAAAGACAGCGTGATCCCGAAAAATTTAAAGTGGAATATGGAGCTCAGTTTGCTTCTAATCTTTCGGCGCTAGTCAATAGCGATGTAATTGATGCTTGTATTGATGATCGCCGCGCAGCATTACCACCACGCCCTGAATTCCAGGGAGCTTACGTCCTTGCCCTTGACCCCGCCCGTGGTGGCGTTGGCCGTGACGATTACACTGCTTGTATTGTTCACTACGAAAACGGCACATTAGTTGTAGACAAGTTTCATTCTTTCGTTGCTGATTTTGAAATCAATGGAAGGATGGAAGTTAATATCAATGCAGTGGAAGATTGGATTAAAGAGCAGCACCGTCTGTACGTTTTCGACACAATCGTAATGGACCAGTTCAATAGCGCTGGCACCATTCAAAGTCTGGCTAGCGACCTGCCCATCACCGAACTCACTTGGACAGTTAGTTCAAAGATGAAGGCATTTAGCAAAATGCGGGAGCTTTTCAATGCAGGGCAAATCAATATCTATCGCCATGAAAAAGCAATTATGCAGCTCAAGAATTTGACTGTCATTTACAAACCAAGTGGACAATGGAGCGTGACTGGTGGTAAAGCTACTGGCATTGATGACTTGGCGTTTGCAATGGCAGGCGCCATTCTCGCTGCAAGTAAAGACGACGACATTGGCTGGATTGAAAGCCTTATTTCGTAATCATTTTCTCTAGTATGATTTTCAAACAATAGTTCTGTCATGAAGTGACTTATTGCAAATTAACTATGCAGGAAACCAAATTCCTCGTAGCACTATTAGAAAATGCCCCAACTAGCAAGCAAACCTCTCTCCAGCTTCTTGCTGCTGAACATCTATACATTCCTACTTTGCTTCCAAAGCTAAAAGCCCATGCCAAACGCCTGAAAGAAGAAGAGCAGCTTGAACGCGCATGGGAAGCGGAGGCCACTGATGACGATTACATGCCAGACCATCATGGCGATGAAAGCTTAAGAGAATATGACGCCTGAGCCGCATCGTGTTATGATTTCAAAGCTTTCGCGAAGCACGCTGGCCAGCGTTCTGCAGTATCGGGGGATGCTGCTTAAAGAAGAGCAAAGGCCATGAGCCAACTCATGGTTAAATGCTGTATAAAGGCAGATTGAAGCCCTGCCCTCAGCTCCTTTCCTCTTCACACCATTGCTAGATTAAAGAGACGTTCGGCCTTAGGGCTGCAGATTCATCGCCGATGGAACGGGCGGCGATTTATCGGGAACCGTCATGAACGTCCTCCAGCTCGTTAAAGAGCAGATTCAAAAAGCTGCTCGTCTGCGCGAAGCTCAACATGCTTCGCTTGTCTACCGTGGTATTGCCTACGTGCCTAAACCTCATTGGTTTTGAGCCGTCGCCGTGGTAACATTTTGAAGCCAACACGCCTTTCAACCCTTCACGGCATTTGCTTGCTGTTCAAAGAGAAAAGGCGTTAGCGCAGGGAAGGAGAGCCAAGGCTCTCCTTTTTTGTAGCCTGCTGGATACACTCATTGTCATTCCAATGGCGCCAAGCATTCGCAACAATGGCAATATTGGTAATCAAATAGGAAGCAAAAATAAATGAACGAACGATGGCAATCGTATCGGCCTCTCGATCATGTTTCCCCGCCTTCTCTCCGAGAGCTTTCGCCCATATCCGCCACACTTTCTTCCTTCGCATGGATGTAAGTTTTTAGCTCATGAAGATAAGCCCTGAGCATAGCGGCTTTCTCTAAATGCCAAGGGTCTCTACAGGCAAAATACAAGGCCATGTGAGTATCCACGGCTTTAAGAATTTGATGAATGGGAGCATTCCATGGCTCCCTAATGGGCGTGTTGAACGTCCTGCGCTCGTCCACGGCGGAAAAATTCTTTTATATCTTCAAATGCTACTGGAGAAAAATTATTTACTTCCAGACAGGCATTGAAGAAGCGTTTATCAACTTGCCCTTTGTCATCCAGAATACGATGACAATGCAAATGACCATGCACATTGCCCGTGTAATGCCCAGAAAGGCAAGATGGATGTACGGGAACATGCGTAAAGATTAAGCCGCCAGGAAAAGTGCTGTCGCAGGGATGGAAGAACGCTCCTCGCACATCCTCAAAATATGGCAAATAATCTTTCAGCGCCCCTTGATCATGATTCCCACGAATGAGAATTTTTCTTCCATTAAGACGAGAAAGAAGCTTTAGCGATGCACGAGGAATAACCACATCCCCAAGATGGTAAACAGTGTCACGTTTGCCTACTTTTGCGTTCCATCGTTCAATAATTGTTTCATCCATTTCTTCACACGATGCAAATGGACGCAGCGGTTCGCCATCGGGACGCACAAAATCAATCATCTTGGCGTGACCAAAATGCGTGTCACTGGTAACGAAAGCGCTCATTATTTATACTCGCCCACCACGCGAGTTTTTACAAAAGGCCGCTCAAGACTTTCAATTAATTGGACGGTCCATTCTTCAGCTTCATTTAAATCGTTAAACACGTTACGAAAATTCCACCACCAAAGCTCCTTTTCTTGCACTTCATACATTGGCCGACGTGGATCCATCACTGATGGCTTTTGAACAATGCGAAACCGAGCCATGATCAACGGAAGAGGGCATTCAGTCTACTGGAACGAGAGGGCCAGGAATTGCACCCAGCTCTTCTAGGCTATTGGCCTAGCGCTGTCTTAGCCTCCCAGAAGGCCCCATGTTTGAGCATCGTTGAGAGGCTTAGGGGCGCTCAGGAGGCGATCAACCCTCCTGGCCTGCCGAGGCAGGACTTGAGCCCGATGCAGAGCAGAGCGGGGACTTGACAAGCATAGCAAAAGGCGCCCCGAAAGGCGCCTTGGTACTTAGGTAAATAGAGAAAGGGTGTCTAAGAATACATAGGCAACGAATTATTCGCGCTTTCGAAGAAAGCAATCGCCCTGCTGTTCCTACTTACTGCCATATCGGGAGCCTTACCAGTCCAAAACAAGCTCTTTGACTGACGCAGCCAAAAGTCCTTATTCAGCCATTGGTTGGACGATGCGCCAAGATCATCGAAAAGCCATGCAGCAGTGGCAGCACGAAGCTTATCAAGACTTTGGCTTTCTTTCTCGCCCAGCTCCTTGCTCACCATGGCATTAGCCACCGTGTGAACCCTTTCGTCCCTGCTGATGTCTTGTGAAACAGTGCGCATACCCACGTCACCAGTTTGACGGAAAAACGGAAGTGCCACAAAGAAAATAGAGCGCTCCATGATGCCTGCCTTGAGAATGGGGTGGGCAGGATGCTCATTCCATGCTTTCAAAATGTTCATCACTTCCTTTTCAGCCTTCTCGTCCGTGCCATGGGCGTCAGCCACGTAGTTCAATGCGTCCAAGTGGCGATCTTCATCCTCTTGATTGGAACGCAGCGTCTCAATGATGCCAGGCGTTGAAGGAAGCTCACGCTGCATGCCTTGCTCCAGCAGCTCCTTCACAGGAATCTCTAGATGGCGCAGCGCAAGTGCCTTGAACAGCGTCGCCTCAGCTCCTTCAGTGACTTGCCCCTTGGCTACGGCAACGGGCTGCCAAGAGCGCTTCTTGGTGAGCAAATTAAGGTAGGGGCTTGCAACAGTCATTTCAATAAACAATGCGAAGGGAAATCAGGCAAGAAAGGGGCCAAAAGGCCCCGTTTTCATTCAGCACAACTAGAACAAAAACCGCCATCTAATGAACAACTTTCAGAAGCATCTTTGGCATCATCGTTGAAACCAAACATGCTCTTAAAGTCTTCATCAAGAGCAGCATATGCGTCATCTTTACGCTGCATGTCTGGAAGAACCTGCAGACTGTAGTAGATGCTCGTCTGAGGAGATTCTAGCCAATCACATAGGAACGCTTCATCGTAAGTAACCAAATCTCCCCAAGTATTCATGGAGTAACCATGGAAAAGGCCAGTGCGTTGATAAAGAGAAACAATACCATTGGCTACCTTGAAGAAAGTTTCCCAGCCCACTTCAGCAGCAATCTCCACTTCTCCATAGTCAAAACTCTCCACGCCAAACGTTCCCGAATCACGATCAACAATGCGACCAATGGGAGGGGCAATTTCAGGGGCAGTAGTAAAGCCGCGAGAATCAAGATAGCGATAGGAGCACGATGCAGTGGGGGCAATGCAGAACGCCCGCTCCATTCCATGCTCACGAGCAATTTCTGCAGCTTTCTGAATGCCCTGATCCAATTGCCATACGGCTTCTCCAGAAAGAGTTTGACTCCAATAGTCTGTCCAATCACGAGCATCTTCTGCTAAATAAGCATTCAATGCATTGCCGAAATCTTCATAGCTAATTCCATGGATGGCAAGGAAATTAGCTAGGCCAAGCACGCCAAGGCCCACTTGTTTATCAATGGAAGGCGGAAGGTATTCACCGGTGTCACCCACGCCAGTATTTGGATGGAGATCAACCAATTGCTGCATGCCCTCAATAAAAGCACCTTGCAAATTGTCAAGAGTGCATGCACCAAGATTTACGTGCTGCAATAGACAAGTGCCGCGATGCTTTAGCCAAATTTCCTCACAAACATTAGGCCAAATACGCTCGCCATTTTTATCAAAACGCTTTTTCGTGAGCCACATATCTCCATTGCCAATTCCCTTGAGCAATGCACTGATCAATTCAGGAGAGGCTTTTTCCAGGAATTGTTCGTCAACAGTCAAAGAACGCTTCACCCACGGAAGCTCACTACGTGATGCATTGATAAATTCAATGGCGTCGGGATGGTCATAATCAAGATGCAAAGTAACAGCGCCATTCTTAAACGCGCCACCACGACGCAGCACTTCATTTAGCTTGCTGTATAAGCCAGCAAAGCTCACTGGACCACTAGCAGTGAGGCCACGACCATTTTCAGAATTCCTGGGGCGAAGCTTTGACAAATTAACAGCAGCTCCAGCAGCGTTGCGGAGAGCATGACTTACAAAACGCCAAGAAGCTTCAATGCCATCTGGCCCTTCCATTGAATCTTCTACGACAAACGTAGTGCAGCTAACGGCTAGGCGCCCTTCAGGATTATCAAGCCAATCTTGCACTCGCCCAGTCCGTGCAATCGGCTCACATTTTGCTTTCTCTTTCAGGCTCATAAGACAACGAAGCCCCGCTCAGCGGGGCGCGATCAACTTAGGCAGGCTAGCTCAAACAGGACGATGGAAAAGGGGAATTTTCCTTTAGTCACACAAGTTCTCAGGATCCTCGTTTGAGACTAAATCTTTAATAAACAGCTTCGCTTCGTTAAGGCTACGGAAGTAATGAGGAGAGCCGTCTATTGCTGCAAACCATTGAAATTCTGGTCTGCTGAAGCACGGCCAAAGCTTCACGCCTCCATAAACGAAAGGCTGCCTTTCAGGGACTCCCCACATAGCAATAGCTCATAGTTTTACCACGCTAGTTGTTATTGCAAATTGTGCATGCATTATTTAATACATTCTTCGCAAATGCTCACGCTTCCATTGAATTGTTAAGAAATTCTGTAGAAATTTTGGCTTTTGTATCGCCACGATACTAAAAAGCCCACATTTGAGCCACACCACGAGATACGATAAACGTAGGCAAGGTGCCGTCAAGAATCACTCAGCTCCTTGCTTAGCCTCTCCCGAGCATCTCTCCTCTAACGGAGCGCCCAAAGCGCGAAGTGATGGACAAAAAGGCTAGACAAGCCCCGATGCTCTCCTTAATGCGGAGTCCCCAAAGGACGGAGCTTCTCCAACGAGGGGCGAAATACAAAAAAGGCTGACTCAGTTCCTAAGTAATGAGTTGCTGAAAATGTGCTCGGTGCCAGACAGGGCTTAAAAATTGCTTTTTCTATCTAAGAAAGCTTGAACAGCGGCCTTTTGGGGCCGCTTCTTACTAAAACGATGGAAAGGAAAATGCGCGTTCTTGTGCGTCATTCCAGCGCCTTGGGGCGCTTCCATTGGAGGGGCTTGTTGAGGAGAGACGCTTCATCTGCGCTCTCTACGAGAGCTTGATTCAGCGTGTGGTAACTGGTTTTATCGTCACTATGCTGTACAAGACAACGCCGTTCTCAAAGCAGCTTGCATCTTTAAATGCTTTCAGCTTGACTTTCGGCTAGTCATCCTTAGCAAGCCCCTTTAACCATGTCCTTGATTACTGCCGATTTTGGCGGCAAAATGTGGGATGTCTTCGATGGTGCCACTCATCGCTCCCTTTCCCCAGACCAGTTTCTGCGTCTTGAACAATGGTGCCCTCCAAAATCTAAACTCCGCGTGGAATACGCTCATCTCGGCTGTGCTCGCACTGAAAAGAGCCTTGCGCAGGTGTACGATGCTGAAACTCTCCAAGATTTCTATCGCCGGGCCTATTCTCTAGGCATTGATCTGCGCCTCTTCCCACAAAGTCAAACGCCTAAAGCACGCGCCCAAACAGGCTTCGTTGAAAAGAACGATGAAGCTGATTCCGAAGCAATTCATGCCTATCTTCTTAAAGAGCCTTCTGTTTGCCAAAGCTTACAACGCCCTCCTCGTTCGTTCGTAGCTGAACGTTGGCGTGAAGCTGGTTGGTCTTTTAAAGATGAAACCAATGCCATCCTTAATGTGGCTCGTCGTTTTGACTACAAAGTTGAAGGGGATCAAATTACTGCTTTTGTTCTTGACAACTTAGAGCGTTTGGCAAGTATGGTCCCAGACGATACCAAGGAAATCTTTGGCCTCCTCCATCGCAAAAAGGACGGCAGCTTCTATGCCATTGATTCCAAACAAGGCAATAAGCAAGGCCCTAAACTTACCCATCTCTATACGCTCGCATCTCTTCTTCTTAACGATGAAGGGGAGCTTCGTCTTCGCCCTGACACATCACGCCCTCCTGGTATCAACTGGCTAATGCGCACTCAGCTCGCAACTAGCCCTTACCATCATCGCGGTGGCATTGCTCGCTCCAACGTAATGTGGCATGGTTTTAAAAACTATGTAGTAAGCAAAATGAACACGCGCAAGGCAGGGCCTTCTGGTAAGCTTTTAAGCCATTACAACTTTACCCCCGAGCAAACGGCTGAATTCCGTCAGCATCGTAAAACCTACTTGCAGGCTCATCGCATTATGCTTAGTGCAATGAAAAGCCTCCTCGTCTAAACGCATGCTATATTGACGAGGCATTGTTGATTTTAGGTATTTTTTCAGCCTTGCGCTGACCTTAGTAATTCTTTCAACAATGCCTCTTCTTTTCTGGTCTCAGCTAGTTTTACGGACTATACTCCGTTCTTAGACCTCCTTCCAGAACTCTCCTCTTTTCGCCAGTTTCATCTCATATTGCAAGCATCGCCTTGCTCTCTTATTGTCTTCTGGCTCATTACTACGCTGATTTCACAAAATCTTACGAGCAATGCCTCGTTTTCATTTTTCCTTTCAGCTAACCATCGCTTAGTTTCAGCCTGGATTGCAGACACGCTCTGTTCTCACTCCATCTTCTAAGCATCAACAAAGCCCCTTTCGGGGCTTTTGTTTTGGCTAGGCATAAATACTTGGGACGATTTTCCAGATGAAAATTGGCGCCACATTTTTTGGAGGTATGCCCAGCCCCCACGGCCAGTACTCCCGTACTACTGCTCCCTGGACTAGTACTAGCGTGCTATGTTACGAATTGTGACAATATTGCGAAATCGGCCGTACTATCGGGTATAGTACAGCATGAGACGGGCGACCGTCTCGCATCCCCTCGCATCTCCTCCCATGGAATCGATCGCTTCCCTGTTCGCCGCTCGCCTCGCCGAGCTCGAGCGAGAGCACCGCGAGAGCGAGCGCAAAACAGCCGAGACGCTAGCTAGCGTCAGAGCCACGATCGCCGAGCTCGAGGCTCTTGATCTCTCCCTAGACTGATCCTTAAAAGCCGACCTTACGGGTCGGCTTTTCTTTGCCTTGCGTTATGACGCTATGCGAATAGGGGATATTCCCCCTCCCTCATCTCGCGAGAGCCAGAGCGGGAGCTCTGACGCAGAGAAGCCCGTCATCCTGAGAGGCCAGGAGACGGGCGAGGGAGGCTATGGGAGAGGCCTAAGGGGCCGTTAGCAGGGAGGGTAGCCTATACGCTTGAGACGGGCTTGAGAGGGGAGGGAGCGAAGGAGGAGGAGCCAGAGGCCAGGGAGGCGAAGGGAGAGGAGAGAGAGCCATCCTGATTCGCGAGAGCGCCATGAGGCGAAGCGAGCGAGGAGGGGGAGGCCAGGGGGAGGAGAGGAGCGGGAGACGATGAGGAGAGCGCGAGAGGAGCGAGAGGGGAGACGATAGGAGCGGATCACGCGAGAGGCTCCTCCTCTGTCTCGAGCTCTGCCTCGAGCTCTGCCTCGAGCTGAGAGGCCAGGGAGCGAAGGAAGGAGGCGCGAGAGGGGGAGGCCTCCTCGAGCTCAGAGAGGAGGGAGGAGAGCGCCTCCTCTGCCTCCTCGAGAGAGGCGAAGGAGGCGAGCTCCTCATCGTGCCCATAGTGGGAGCGAGCGGTGAGAGAGAAGGGGAGAGCCATGAGAAGGAGAGAGGAGGAGAGGAGCGGGAGGCCTTGAGGCCTCCCTAGGGAGGAGCTCAGGAGCGCGAGAACCGATAGGAGCCGCCACCAACCATGGGGATATAGCCAGGGTCAGTGTGGCGAGCGAGAGCGAAGCGAGAGGCAGCAGAGGGATCGGCTCCTCTCGATCGCTTGAGACGGAGGAGCACGGCGAGGCCAGAGAAGCCAGGAGCGGGCGAAGGGTCGAGCATCCGTAGGTCGTTCGCGTCTCCGTCGATACACTGGAGGAGCGCCTCACGCTCAAGGCCGCTCTCCTCGCGGAGGAGGAGGGAGCGAGGGAGCTCCTCTCCCTTGCTAGCCAGGATCGGCACGGCGAGAGAGAAGCCCGCGCCTATTGCGTCAAGAGCGCGGGAGATGCCTCCCTCTCGATCAGCAGCGAGCGAGGCTGTTGTGTGGATCCCTGCCTGTCTCATGCCGAGGAGGCCAGAGCGCCCATAGAGGGGAGCCTTCGCGTAGTCGTACAGCTCAAGGAAGGGGACAGAGGCGAGCGCCTCGGGGACGGTGCGGATCCCTTGAGGAATCTCGCTCCCGAACAGAGCCGAG